TCCTGCTCCCTGTAGCCTGTCAAGGGAAAACGTGCATCCGCTCCAATAAATCGTCATACCAATGAAGAAGGCCCGCCGTAGCGGGCCTGTGAGTGTGCTGGTGCGGTGTTCCCCCTATACCCTGTCCTTGAAGTCCTGCACCAGCTCTGCGGCGCTCATTGGACACTCTGGGAAGTCCTGGGTAAACTCACTGGCCGCTGCTGTGAGTTCGCCAATCGGGTATGCCCTCTCCGCCTGGGGGTAATTGAAGAAGCGATCACTCCATAGCGCATGTTCCATCATCGTCATTGGGTGCTCTCCTTTTTGTAGTATGCCCGCGTCCGGGCTGCACAGTTGGGGCAGAGCAGTAAATGCATCTCCGCCGGGTTGGGTTGATATGGGGTGTTATGTGGTGCAAACAGGTTGATATAGCGCCAGTCATTGGGGAGCGTTGGGCCTGAACCGTGTTCGCTGCATCCTGGCGAGTCGCACGTCCAATGCTGACTCTTGCTGACGGACATTGATATTATCCTCCGCGCACAATCCTAATCCCATGCCCGCACCCTGTCAAGGAAAATCGTCATACCATTAGTAGTAGTTACTATGTAGTTACCCTGCCCGGCTACAGCCCGGCCATGTAGTTACTAAGTAGTACATATATCACCCTTGTGTATACCAATTGAGTAGCCATGTATCTTGTGGTGCTGGTGCTGCATATTTTCCTTGACATTGGGATGGGGCGGCGGTATTATGTACTCACCATGAACACACAGACACACACACTGAATGACGGCGGGCGGGCTGCTGCTGGCTATCGCGGCGAGACCGGGGATTGCGTCTGTCGGGCGATTGCGATTGCTGCCCAGCTTCCCTATCAGGTGGTCTATGACGGCCTGAACGCTGCTGCTATCGGGGAGCGCAAGGGGAAGCGCAAGCGGGGAACGTCCAGCGCCAGGACGGGCGTCTACACGCCCACGATTCGCCGCTACATGGCATCCCTGGGTTGGACATGGACCCCCACGATGGCGATAGGCTCCGGGTGCAAGGTGCATCTACGGGCGGACGAGCTTCCGGGCGGGCGGCTAGTCGTGTCGCTCTCTAAGCACTACACCGCCGTCATTGATGGCGCAATTCACGACACGCACGACCCATCGCGGAATGGGACGCGCTGTGTCTACGGCTACTACCAGCAATCTAGACACACACAAGGGGGAAGGATATGACACAAGATAGCGCAGCAATCGAACGACTGAACGGAGCGGCAACCGAAACGGATTTGAGCGTGATGCCGGACCCCTGTTCCTACAGCGATTTTCCAATCAGGGTTTTGGGTGGACGAGGCGCTCTCTTGGCGCGCTTCGCGAAAGAGAACGATGCGGCAATCTACATCATGGGATACGCCGCAGGACGCAAGGCCAGCTAACCCCACCTGACACAGCCCGACGTGTTCCCGGAGCCGGAGCGCGGGTCGCTGAGTGTTATGGGAGCGCAGGCGGTCCGCATGAGCCTAGCGGAGATTTTCAGGACAGAGCGGGACAGACACACACAAGGGGGAAGGATATGACGGTAAAACAGCAACAGTTCCAGATGCGCGAGAACCAGGCAAAGTTCTGGCACGCCTTCGCCTTCTTGGCGGTACATGGCAAGCGCGATTGGCAATCGTACTCCATCGCCATGCTCACGGATCCGCCAGGGCCGGAGCAGGTGGCCGCGATTGTGGCAGAGGCGGCAGATTTCAAACAGGCCAGCTAACCCGCTGTCCAGTGCCTACCGCTCCGGCCTACCAGCAGAGCGGGTGGCAGTAGACAGGGAGGCAACATGGCAAACATGAGCTATTGCAGATTTCAGAACACGGTCAGGGACTTGGCAGATTGCAAGCATGAGTTCTTGGGCGTTGACAGCATCGAGGAAGCGAAGGCCGCTCTCAAGATGTACCAGCTATGCCGGGACATCGCGGAGAGCTACGGCGTGGACGACTTGGCCGCACAGGTGGCCGAGATTGAGGAAGAAGCGAAGCAGGACTAGCACAACCTGACGTACGAAGGAGACGCAGACAATGACACGCAAAGACTACATCGCAATCGCGGAGGCGCTGAGGTTTGCACGGGAGCACGAGACGGAAGCCTATCTCCGCCTGCCAGAGCACCAGCAATCGAAGCTAGCGGTAATCGGCATCACCACGGCGGCGGAGTACATCGCCAACGCCATGCAGGACGACAACCCCCGCTTTGACCGGGACCACTTTTTGAAAGTCGTTCGCGGGGAGCGGGAGTTGCAGAGCAGGCCGAAGCGGGCGGGGAGGGGAGCATGAGTAAGCGCAAGTTTTATCGGACGGTGTTTCAGTATGAGGTTCTATCCGAGGAGCCGCTTCCCGATTGCATGACTCTGGAACAAATCAGTTACGAAACAATGGAGGGCCATTGTTCGGGGATGTTTCTCGAAACAACAAAGCAGGAGGTAACAGCACGGAGCATGGTAACGCTGCTCTTGGCGCAGGGGAGTGACCCGGAGTTTTTCGGGTTGCAAGAGTAGCACGGCGGGGCACCTGCCCAGCCGCCCCCACTGGCGCAACAATCCAGCCGGGGCGAGTAGGCAGGACAAGGAGACAACAATGAGATACAACGTCAACACAGCAAGGATTATCTATTACATGGGTTTCCTCATGGCGTACCTTGAGGAGTACCCCGAAGCAGCGGATGAGGTACGCGCAGCCCTGGCACAGCTTGACGCGCTAGGCCAGTAACTAACGGGTGGCAGTAGGCAGTAACTAGGAGGATGTATGGCAAACATGGAGCCGGGGAAGCGTGGTGGCGGTTTGACGACTGGCGATACCCGCTTTATCGCCACGGCAACCCTGGAGGAATTGCGGTTCCACAACGTCAACAAGCTGCTGGCCGCGCTGGGCGCGGAGAGGGAGAAGGTCAATGGCTGAGACGAAAGTGATGTTCTGTCCGTGTGCGGTAGCCGGGGCCATCCCGCCGAAGGAGGACTGGCCGTATATCCTGCTGTATCTAGTGGGACTAGCGGCGATGTTGTGGTTTGGAGGGAGGTAATCATGTAGGACGAGGCCATTCTTGCGGACGATGTTGACAAGCTGCTGGCCGCGCTGGGCGCGGAGAGGGAGGGGAGATGAGCGACAAGGTGGACATGGTGAAGCTGGCGCACGAGGTTTGCGGAGTGCCCGCCGAGCGCCCGCCTGCGGAGTGGGCGGTCAGGGCGCAGGTCGCAGTGCGTAATTATCGGCGCGAGGTCGGTGCAGTCGAGTCCGACTATTGGCCCACATCTATTGCCCGCATCATCGAACGCGAGGCTCCAGTCACAGAGTTGTGCGCGGTGCTGGAGGAGGCCCGCAGACTTCTCGAGAAGTGGGAACTGGCTACGCGGTCACATCCCGTTGGATTCCTGTCTGAACGCCGCGACACAGAACGGGCACTCGAGCAGGCCGAAGCCGCCCTCAAGAAGCTGAGAGGAATTTAACCTTTCGCGGGAAAACAATGTCTATCCGGGCATGGGGTAGGGCGCTGGGAATAGACCGTACCACGATACGCGACAGAATCAACAAGCTGGGGTGGACGGTGGAAGAAGCACTTGGTACTCCAGTTTAGATGGGGGAGCTATGAACACCGTAAGGTTGTATCCGGTTCCACTGGCGAGTCGTGAGCGCCGCCTGGGTTTCAGGTGGCGCTTGGTGGGCCGCATCCGTGACTACTTCTACAGGACGAAGCGCGAGGCGATGCGGGATGCGCGGTTCTGGCAGAACGGGAAGCGGGGCAGCGGAGCCAGCTGCTTGTTGTACTAGGGGGAGCTATGACCGAACAATGGCTGTGTATCAACTGCTGGGGCCAGGGGCCGCTACGCCCGGATGGGCGGTGCGGTAGCTGTGGCTCCTGGGCCGTGGTGCCTGCCGACCCGCACTACCCCAGCCCGGAGTGGGTGTACGTGTACCAGGCCGGGCGGCTGGGAAGCGTATTTGGGCCGTTGTACCAGTAGCTAGACTTGCGTTACTGACGCGTATATGGTATGCTGGTTCCGTTGGTAACGCATGAAACGCACTAGGGGACATTGGGCGGTTTACGGAAGCACGGTAATCCCGAGGCAATACTGCTGGGATTGCGGAACTTGGGCCTTTGTAATTGACGGGAGATTGAGATGCTGCGGAGAAAAGACGAGCCGCGAGACAGCCGGGTTCAAGCAGATGTCAGAGGCTCCGCGTGGGCGACACCGTCCACCACGCAAAGAACAGAAGCGTATCCTGATGGCGCAAGAGTACAGGTGCTTATATTGTTCCCGGCAGTTTGGCTCCGTGGTATGGCGAGGACGACAACGCTCGACCCTTCGCATCAACTGGGACCACATGGTTCCGTACTCCTACTCCAGGAACAACACCACCGGCAATTTCGCTGCTGCCTGCCAGATTTGCAATGGCATAAAGGGTGCAATCATGTTCGAGTCAATCGAGAAAGCGCGGGTGCACATTAATGGGCGCTGGAAAGAAAAAGGCATTACCGATTCCATGCCAGAAATGCGGCTTAGAGTTCCCACCGAAACGCCAGTGGCAAAAGTTTTGTAGTCCCAAGTGTCGCCACTCGGCCTGGTTCGACAAACACTTTATCCGAAGGGGGTAGGGGGGCATGGAATACCTGGCAGGGCGTGATTCGGACGATTACGGAGTAGCTCCCCGGCCCTGTGCGGTCACTGTGGCCATGTTGTGCGCCTTGGCCGAAGATTGCGACGCATTTATTTGGGCAAATGGGGATATAGATACCGCCAAGCTGGTAGCAATTGTTACCGAGTGCTGCCAAGAGGCAGGGCTGGGGGTAGGCCAATGTTAGCCCTGTTGCTGCATGTCCTGCTGGACTGGCTGCGGGGGCGGCCATGAGTAACAATACCCCCAACTTCCGTCAGCAGGCCCGCCGCGTGGCTCCTCGTGGCTTGGTATGGCAACCCGAGCACTCGTTCTGCGCCGCCATGTTGATGCAATGTCTCATGGACGGCATGGTACTGAACCGGAGATACTACCGCCCAGCCGCCCGGTACTGGATGACCCAAGCCTCGGAAGAGCCGGGGGGCTTCGTGTGGTGCTGCCGGGGGGTGCTACTGGACCCGGTAGCCACCCGCGCCGCCATCTTGGCCCGCTGGAAAGAAGGGCTACCCGATGGCCGCCGCCGCCACTTCTACCGGGCCAAGTTCCAGATGCGGGGCAACTCGCCCACCACCCCCGGCGTGACCGACCCCCTCTTATAAAGAGGGGGGTCACAGGAGCGGTCGCGCCTGTGAGACAAATACCTTTATTATCTACAACATCTGGGGGTGGCGCGACCGCTTTCTGGAAATGCGGTTACGCCCGGTTACGCCTTACTCTTTTTCTTCGCCTTTTTTCCAGTCATGGAAGCCAACCGACAGCGTTTCCCAGTCCAGCTTGACCCGGAAGGCGTGGATGGGTACACCGCGCCGGATGGTGGGGACTATCTGAATGACCCCGGCAGAGCGGTTGACCACTTGGGCCATCAGGAACGAGTCACCCTTGCCGAAGGTGTATTGTGCCCCGCGCAGGGACTCTGGATTGCCCCCGGCCTCGCCCTTCTGGGCCTTGCGGGTATGGTGGCAGATGATGCAGGCCAGCTTGTACCGCTCCCGCAGCCGGTCCAGGTTGCGGAACACGGCGCTCATCTCCTGGGTGCTGTTCTCATCTGCTCCGTGGAACTCCACCAGTGGGTCAAGCGCCAGCACGTCCGGGTGGCAGGATTCTATGACTTGGCAGAAGCGCCCCATGCCCTCGTCGGTGTCCAAGCGCAACGAGCGGTCGCAACTGGCAAAGAACAGATTGCGGGAGGCGGGGGATTGCTTGGGTACCTCCAGGGAGTTGTATCGCTTGCGATATCGTAACTGCAAATCGTACCAGCCGATCTCCTGCTCGACCAGCAGCACGGTCACGGGCTTCTTGACCATGAAGCGCGGATAGGTACGACCGTGTTCCGTCTTGTGTGCCGCGAACAGATTGGAGCCGGTGGCCAGATTCAGCGCAATCTCACCCAGCAGGAATGATTTGTAACTTTTGGGTGCGCCGCCTATCAACATGATGCCGTTGTTTGGCAGCAGCCCCTCGCCAATGAGCGATGGGTCTTCTGTGAACTCCAGGTCAATCACTTCGCGCAATGAGAGCGGGCTATCTGACTTGGACATTCGCAAGATTACGGGGGCCGCTACGCTTGCGAACCGTAGCAACCCCCGCGACTCAGGTGCGTACAGGAGATTCCACTATACCATACCCCGCAACCATTACTACTTGGTAAACAGTAAATATAGTTGCCGCAACCCTTGACACGGCCCCGTACTTTCCTTTACTATGGGTTCAGTCAAACAATAAACAGAGGCAAACAATGGCACAGGGCAGGAATGTTGAGTGTGAGAACAGGTTTTCGTGGGACCAGATACACGCCGGGATTCTCGCCGGGATTCTCATGGACATCCGCGATGAGTTGTGCAAGCTGAACCGACTTCTCGGCTGTCCCAATTTTCTCGATGTCCCACACATCTTGCGGCGCATCTCCCAGCACACGGCCAAGCCCAAGAGAAAGAAGCGGAGCAAATAAATTGCCTGTAAAGCGCAAGTCTACCGGGAACAGTCGCCAACGCCGTTACCAACTCCGCCAGCAGAAGCTGGGCCGCTGCACCATCTGCGGCAAGAAGCCGCTGGAGACGAATGACTATTGCAAGAAGCACGCCAGGTTGTCGCGGGAGCGCAGCTTGAAGAGATACTACGCCAAGAAGGAGGCGGGGGAACAATGACCGACAACGAAACCACACTGGCCGAGTTGTGCTTGGCGCTCCAGAAGATAGACGAGCACGGCAAGGCGCTGACCGAGCAAGTCAAGGGTGTCCGCGAGGAGTTGGCAGCGGCGAACCATTTCCTACGCGAGGCGCGGGTGATGTTGGTAAGGGCTGCGGGGCAGATGCCCAACAACATCCCGCTGATTGGAGAAAAATGACCCGCCCATTCAAGCCCAAGTTCTGCGAGCAGTGTCTGGACGGCGCACCATTCCGGCAGTGTGGCAAGTGTTCCGTGTGGCTGTGTACCCGCTGCGAGGTTGACCACAATTGCGACCAGCGGTGTGACCCCAGCGCGGAGGATTACCAAGCAGGTGGCAAGTACAGTCACGGATTCACGATTCCATAAGGGAGGTAACAATGAAGAAGTTAGTCGAAGTCACAGAGGGCGAGGGCTTGATGGCGCTGATGGGCCAGAATGTCCTGTTGATGTGCGCCAATTACTTTTACACCGGCAAGCTGGTTGGCGTGAATGCTGATTTCGTGCAACTGGAGAACCCCGCCATTGTGTACGAAACCGGCAAGTGGGATGGCAACAGCTATGCCGATGTTCAGCGACTCCATGCCAAGCTGTGGTATGTGAAGACTGCGGCCATCGAGTCCTTCGGGGTGTCCAAGTGAACTGCCGCGCAATCAGCAAGCGACAAAGATATTTTCGGTCGGGGTCGGGGTCGAGGTCGTGGTCATGGTCGGGGTCGGGGTCGAGGTCGTGGTCATGGTCGAGGTCGGGGTCGAGGTCGGGGTTGAGTTCGGGGTCGGGGTCGGGGTTGAGGTCGTGGTCGAGTTCGAGGTCGAGGTCGTGGTTGAGTTCGGGGTCGGGGTCGTGGTCGAGGTCGTGGTTGAGGTCTATCGCAACCTCTACAAGATAATCAGGAGGCAACAATGACCATCGCGGAGTGGCTAGTCACCCCCGTAGAACCCGATGCAAGAGTGCTGTCAATGTGCTGCCACGATGATTACTGTGTGGGGGCAGTCACTACCCGTTGTCCATGTTGCGAGTTGACGTTCTGCGACAACCATACGGCGGCCAGTTTGCTGTGCTTGGGCTGTGACGATTGGTGCGAAAGGCAGGATGCGTCGTGACTGACAGATTACCCACTGACTACACCAACTCCGCCATCATCAAGCGGCAACTGCGCCGCGAGTTCTGGCGGGAGTTTGCCATCACCTTTGCGGAATTGGGGCTGGGTATCTTGGCGTTGATGGGGTTGATATGGCTGGGGCTGCAATGAGGCTACTGGAGCCAATCCGAGAAGCTGGATTTCCCTTCCACGAGGATGTTGTGCGCGTGTTTATCGGCGGCTCTGAGTTGCACGGCGCGAAGCTAGTGGGCCGCGACGACATGGACATTTACGGAATATACGTCGAGCCACCCGGGCGAATCCTTGGCCTCCACCCCTTCGAGCATTTCGTTTGGTCAACGAGCGGACAGCACGAACGCAACGGGCCGCAGGATGTTGATATCACCCTCTACGGACTCCGCAAGTGGGCCGGGCTTGCCTGCAAAGGGAATCCATCCATCATCCATTCCATATTCGCGCCCGCAGATAACCTACCAAGTGACACTTGGTTCCATGCGGTCACGAAGTTCCGATCAGCGTACCTTGCGAAGTCGCATCACAAAGCGTTCATGGGCTTCGCGGATGCCCAGATGGGGCGATTGCTCGGGACTCGCGGGCGGGGCAAAAAGGGCCAGCGCCCGGAACTGGAAGCCGAGTTTGGTTATGACGTGAAGGCGGGAATGCACTGCATTCGCCTGCTACATGAAGCGATTGAGCTAATCAGCACAGGCGAGATGACCTTCCCGCGCCCCGAAAAAGACCTTCTGATTTCCATTCGGCAGGGAGCATGGACATTAGATAAGCTTTCATCCGAAGCGAACCTACTCTTCGCGGAACTCAAGGCGAGGGTTGTTACTTCTCCGCTACCGGAAGATGTTGACCGGAAATGTATCTCGCAAGCGATTACCAATGGCTACCTAAGACACTGGAAGAAGTGGAAAATATGAAGCTCTCTTTCACCATCCCAGGCGCTCCCGTAGCGAAGGCCCGTGGCCGCATGGTTCCATTGATGCGCTGCCGCAAGTGCGGAGCCAAGACGGCGCGGCGGATGTGTCGCTGCGGCTCTACCGAGCTTGAGTTGATGACGGTGCTGAACTCACCCGCCGCCAATACAGTCAAGTACGAGTCGCTGGTGCGGCTGTGTGCATCTACGGCCATGGCCGAGCAGGGAGTCAGCATCATGGCGGGGTTGTTGCGGCTGGAGATTGTGGCGTACTTTCAGATAGCAGAGACAAGGTTGTGTAAACGTCCGCACAGGGAACCGGAAGAGGTACTCACGCCGGAACAGCGGGCATCTTGGAATTGCAAGAAGCTCCATGATGGCGACCCCCACGGCCAGCGTCCCGACGCCGACAACATCGCCAAGAGTATCTGTGATGGATGTAACCAAGTGGTATGGCCGGACGACTCGGCGGTGGCAGTCATGCAGATAGAGAAGCGGTGGAGCGTGCAGCCCAGGTGCGAGGTGGTCGTGTGCTCTATGTAGATGCCAGTTCCATCAATACCTGGTTGCGCTGCCGCGAGATGTGGCGACTGCGCTATCTGGAAGGCGGTCAGGGCATCCAGCCCGCCAAGCCAGCCATCCCACTCATCACTGGCGGGGCGTTCCACTCTGGCGTAGAGATATTCTGGCGTGGTGGCAGCTATGAGGAGGCGATGGCTGTGGCCATGGCTGACATGGAAATTGACGAAACCCTCTTGTCCATGCCCGAGCGGGAGCGGTTGCAAGAGGCCCGCGAGTATCTGCCGGATATGCTGGAGTGCTACTTTGAGAAGCAGGAGTACGCCCCGGAGAAACTGATGCTGCTGGGCATGAAGAGGGACGATACTGGCCCCGTTGTGGAATATGAGTGGCAGCACCATCCATTGGTAAGTGGGGTCTTGAGTATTGATGTGATGCTGTGCGGCAAACTGGACCGCGTAGAAGTCGGCCCCATCATCTACGACTGCAAGACCGCCTCGGAGATTGGCAAGAACTGGAAGCATGACTACCGGCAGATGCTGCTGCGGGACATCCAGTTCCAGCTATACGATTATTACTTGACATCTATCGGGCATCCCCCTATAATGAATGTAGTCGAAGTCATCACCAAGCCATACAGGGGTAAGCCAGCGAAGTTCCACCGGATAGAGTTGCCGGAGTTGGCGTCTTATCGGACGCGGTTTCGCCAGCAACTGGACTGGGCGCTGAAAGAGATGGTGCATTATGTGGCCAAGTATCGGGAAGCGCGGCCCTGGCCGATGGCTGCTGCTACTGTGTGTGTTGGTAAGTACGGGGCATGCGACTATCTGCCCGGCTGTAATCAGGGTTGGAATGCAAAGGTATTGGAGGGCTACGGCGAAAGAGAGGAGCATCTTGCCTCGATATCTAGGCGAATTGGATAGGCCGTATACCTTGGTACAGGCGCGGGGCATGTGGATGTGTCCGCCCTGCCATGATGGGCTGCACAAGAAGTGCGACCGCCCGGTACTGGCCTGCGAGTGTCCATGTGACAAGCGGGAGCCACGCAAGAACTGGCGCAAGAACAAAGAGAACCAGCGCAACATAGTAGACGAGTTCGGCACAATCGAGGTGAAATGATGACACCACTGGAGGCTAAATTGTCAGAGATGCAGCAGGGGGTAGATGCTGGCAAGTCACTGGCTACTATCACGGCAGAGGCCAAGGAAGTTGCTGTGTCGCGCCGCGAGGCCCAGCAAGCGGCAGTGATTGACCAAGTAGAGAGCTTTGACTGGAAGCACGTCCCGCCGCCGCAGTTGGCTCAGGTATTGTGCCGTATCCCGTTCAAGGGTGGGGCGAACGAGCCGGACTTCTACTTGCAGCCGTGGCAGGCGCTCATCTTCGCCATGCGCTGCTTTGAGCTTGGGTTGTCGCCGTTCTCCGGCGAGGTCTGGTACAACCCCAAGGTCAACAAGGTGAATGTCACCTTGGAGGGGAAGATGAAGCTGGCGCGGGACCGGGGATATGACTTTGGGCCGCCGCACTTTACCCGCAAGACTCAGCCGTGGGCCACGCCCCAGGTAGCTGCCAACTTTCCGGGCCGCAAAGAGGACGTGGGATATCTCTGCACCATGAAGTTGATGAAGACTGGCGAGAGCGCCGAGTACACCGCGTGGCTGTCTGAGTGGTATGTGTCCCGCAGCCCGGTCTGGAAGGAAAAGACCGAACACATGCTGCAACTGAGGGCATACGAGAAGTGCATCTCGTTTGCATCGGGGGCGGGCACCAGTGAGATGCCGGGTGAGGCAGACATTGATGGGTCTGCGGCCCCGGCTGCTACCCTGCCCACGATTAATGTAGTGACACCGAATGTTGAACCGGAGTAGTCGGCGGTCAACCCGCCAGGAGGTAATTCATGTCGTTCTATGATTTGGTCAACACTGGCGGCAACAATACGGGTGAGCGTATCGCCCTTCCCGCCGGGAAGTACGGCACCAGCAAAGAGGCGGGGCTGAAGGTGGTGAAGTATCTGTCATCCAAGCCCTCGAAGAATGACCCCGAGTTGGTGGACCACGGGTATCTGGTGGCGTCTGACAACGAGGACGGCACCGCATTCTACCATCTGCGGGTCAAGGCGTGGTGGCTGCATGACTCGGTGGCGGCTCTGGCATTCACCAGCGACAAGCAGGACATGGTGGCTTCGGCCATTGCCGAGGGCAAGGCCACGCAGACCGAAGTGGATTCGGCCATCAAGATTCTGGAGGCCATCGCCCACGGCAAGGTGATTGCTGCCAATACGCCAGAGGACAAGGTGGACGAGGCCGTGGCTACCACCTACAAGAACCTGCTGACGCAGATTCGCATTGCCATCGGTGAGGTGTTCCGGTTACAGGACTGGAAGGGCGTACCGCGCAGCCTGGAGTTTGACCCGGCCAGCTTCGATGGTGTGTCATTCAGTGGGGTGGTGGAGCCGGGATACTCGGCTGGCACCTCCGAGGTAAGAAGCATCTATGGGCGCTCGAGGGCAGCAACGGCGGCCAAGGTGATTACGGCGGAGACGGCTACGGTGCCGTTCTAGCAAGGTTCTGCGGGCGGCTCAACGTGACGGCGAATGCTGTCGGCGGCCAAGTGGCTGCTGTGCTTCGGAAACGGAAGCCGGGTCGCCCGCAGAGCAGTACAAGGAGCAGCCATGAGCAACCAGCGCCGCCCCGTCCACTTCCGACCAGCCCCGGTCAGCGGCCCGCCCGCCCTTTCACCGAACGGTGAAACGACACAATCCAGTGAAACCGCCCAGCCCATGTGTGCAGAAAGCCCGGGAAAGCCTAACTCAGCGCACACAGAGCAGCCCATGTCGGCGCGGGAGTGGCGCGAAACGGTTCGCAATCGGCCAAGGTATGTAGCCTGGATAGACCCAGAAGTTGACGACTTCGCCGCCCACCGCACCGCCGCACTGGAGCAGGAGCGCGACCAAGCCGTATCGAACGCCAACGAGAGTGAGCGATGCCGCCAAGAAGAGCACAGGGCGAGGGAAGCCGCCGAGCAGCGTATCACCCAGCTGCTGGGGCTGCTGCGGGAGCACGGAAGGCACGTTCTCGATTGTCCGTGTCGCCCTCGCAGACAATACGAGGCCACAATCAGGACTGACCATTGGCTTCCGGGCGATGAGCAAAAATGCACCTGCTACTTCGCGGAAGCACTTGAGTTGCGGAGGAAGCCATGAGTGACCTGCGGGAAGAACTGGCGAAGTTGCTGGACAAAGCATTTGAGGAGTATGGCGATGACCCGGCCTACGCCGACTTTGTGGCCGACCGCCTGCTGCCCTTCGTGCAGGCCCAGGTGGACGCAGCGGTGAAGGCGGAGCGGGAGCGGTGCGCGAAGTTGATATGCCCCGGCTGCGCGGATATATACGAGTGGGGACAGTATGACGGTAAAGGGCAGCACCGGCGAGAGGGGTTGCAATCAATGGCCTGCCGCGCCGCCGCCATCCGCGAGGGGGAGGGCGAATGAAGGTAGTGGGTCAGTTTGAAATGGCGGGGGATGGCGGGGAGTCGCGGCGAGTGGCGGTTTGTGGCATACTTGGGGTATGCCTAAACGGTCAAGCAGGGACGAAAACCAGATTGCCGCGAATGTCGTCGCCCGAGTCACGTCGGAAGGCAAGAATCCGGCAGCTGTCAGTCTTGGCGGACTCGGGGGACTCAAGGGTGGTCGCGCCAGAGCAGCCAGGCTCTCCGAATCTAGGCGGCGACAGTATAGACGCGCCTTAGCGGAAGGCGAGGAGTATGCCAAGCGTCTACTCAGCAGGAGATTCGGCGATGGTGCTCCAGAGATAGCAGAGAAACTAGTTTGGGATTACCCTGCTCATGATTTCGTCATTGACTACGAGGAAGCAAAGAAAATCGCCCTGCCAGTGCAGCGACTGCCGATTGCGCAAGAAAAGGCACTAATCACTGCTCTGTCGGGACTTATGGAGTATGAGGCCGCATATGTTGGATTCGCTACAAAACGAGCACCGCGCAGAGGAAAAGCAACTAAGACCAAAGCGCCAAGGAAGCTGCCTACCCCAATTGCAGCCTCCGCGCGTTCGAGCGCTAGCTGATAGGGATCGTTCGCTCCGTCGGCTGCTCTCGCGCCTGCGCTCCATGTCGCCAAGCGAGCGGGCCCGCGTTCTCCGGGGGAAAAGAGAGAGCTTCTAGTCGCCCCTATTTTCTGCTTGACATCCTTGACCGCTCAAGCATAGTATATAGGCATGAACTGCTTTAATAGGGGAAACAAAGGCGGTGGCCGCCTAGCCAGAAAAAACAAAAGGCGGGGCAAAAACCCCGCCTTCTATAGAAAGTTTAAGCTTTGTAGTTAAAGCAGAATGTTCCTCCTCAAAGCCTCACTCTCATTCTTAGGCCAAAACCACATTCGGCGAAACCAAGCCTAAGTCCTTGGAAGGTAGCTATATGAAAACACCCTGGGACTCCAGTTGTCAAGCCCATTTTCAGGGAATGCGGGGGACGGGATTTGAACCCGCACGGGTTTTGCCCAGAGCCTTCCAAGGACTCCGCGGCTGCCAATTTCGCCACCCCCGCATAGCGGCGAAATTGTAGCACCAGGGCCATAAATGGCTATTCTTTCAAACTGACCCACTACCCGAATGAAGCCACCCTTGACAATCCCAAGTCAAACCCGTACAATCCCCATTACTATCCTCCAACCACAAAGGCAGCGAGGCCGAAGTGCTAAACCAAGCCAACCCGGCCCGCTGCTTAACCATCGGGACAGTGGGGCGGTTTCACCAGGATGCGGAGCGGTACGAGTGAACATTCCGCAAACCCTCGGCCAGCCGTAAAGAGCGTGGAATATCCCCACTGTCCTGATATACTGAGTCCATGAAGATGCCGAAGGTCATGCCGGGTATGGATAAGAAGCAGCCCTCGCCCAAGCCCCGCAAGGCCAAGAAGGGTTCCGCGTTGTACAAGTCGTTGATGCGTCACTGATATGCCGCCAACCGCGATACAGTTTTGCGTCGCCAAGCCAGATGATTTTCCGTGGTATGCGGAGGCTGTATTCATGCGGTGCTCATTGTGTGGCGGTAAGCTAACTAAAACCTACTTGCCGGTTATAGAAAACATTGTGCAGACGGCATGGGAATGCAAGCAACATGGCGTGATGTTGGAACACTGACCCAGTGGACATATCCACAGCCCGCCGCAAGGCCATCCATGACAGATACAACCACTCTGCCAAGGGCCGGGCGCGGTATCTCCGGTACCGAGCCACGGCACGGGGTCATCTGTTGCGGGATTTACAGGCGGCATTGCCGGAGCAGCGCCTGATGCGGAAGCTCAGGATGCAGGAGGTGCGGGGTGGCGGCCTATTACAACGAGATGGATGCGTTCGCGGCTGCGTGGTTGCGTGAGTTAATCAAGGCGGGTCACATCGCTCCGGGGGATGTTGATGAAAGAAGCATATCCGACGTACAGACAGATGACCTTCGAGGATACACCCAATGTCACTTCTTCGCTGGCATTGGGGTCTGGAGTTACGCCCTCCGTTGCGCCGGATGGACCGATGACCGTCCGGTTTGGACCGGCTCCTGCCCCTGTCAGCCGTTCTCGTCGAGCGGCAAGGGGGAGGGTTTTACCGACCCCCGCCACCTCTGGCCTGAGTGGTTCCGGCTCATCCGGGAGTATCGCCCTGTCGCAGTCTTTGGCGAACAGGTTGGAGCTGCGATTCGACATGGATGGCTCGACCTTGTTCAAGCAGACCTGGAGAGTGAGGGTTACGCCGTCGGGGCGGCAGTTATGGGCGCACACAGCCTCGGGGCGCCGCACATCCGGCAAAGACTGTACTTCGTGGCCGACGCCGAACACGCCCAGCGGCGGCCCGAACACGAAGGCGACGGAGTCACACACGGGCGGCATGGACTTGGACGGCGCGGCGCTACTAGCGAGCTGGGCGACACCGGTAGTGTACGACGCGGAGGGAGGCGGTTCGATAACCGCATCGAACAGGAAAGCGGCGGGGTTGGACAGGCCGAGCGGGGCATCCTACGGGACGGCGCTGCGGCACCAAGTCCTGCAAGCATCCTGGAGTACGCCGAGCAGTCGGGATTGGAAGGACACTCCGGGGATGAGCGCGACGGGAACGAACCCGGACGGCTCAGAGCAGACGCGGCTCGACCAACTTCCAAGGCAAGCCTCACAAACGGCTTCTGGCGAGACGCCATCTGGCTCCCCTGCCGCGACGGGAAAGCCCGGCCAACTCAACCCGGCCTTTTCCCGCTGGCTCATGGGTCTCCCGCCAGAGTGGGACGACTGCGCGGTTACGGCAATGCAATCGTCGCCCCGCAAGCGGAGGCGTTCGTGAGGGCCTACATGCAGCGACTCAGGGGGACTACATGTTGATACGGGGTAATGCGCGCCACATCCCGCTGGCCGATGAGTCGGTGCAGTGCTGCGTTTGCTCTCCTCCATATTGGGGGTTGCGAGATTACGGGGTTCCTGGCCAGCTCGGCCTGGAGAAGACGCCAGAGGAGTACGTCGCCAACATGGTAGCCGTGTTCCGCGAGGTCAGGAGGGTGCTGAGGCCGGATGGGACGCTGTTTCTCAACCTCGGCGACTCTTACGCTGGCGGTGGGCGCGGCGGCAACCCGGACGAGTCGCCATTCCGCAAGCAGGCCACGAACACTGGTAGCGTGACGGGGCGCGCGAAAGACCCCGGCATCGTTCCACTTGGCCTCAAGCCCAAAGACCTGGTGGGCATACCCTGGCGCGTAGCTTTCGCCCTGCAACAGCCTTACTACGCCGGTCGCATTAAGCGAGTCGAGGACCGTGTCTGGCTGGCCGCCATGATTGACGCGGAGGGATGCATCTTCATCCACAAGCGCAAGGAGGGCCAGTCCAACGGGCAGGGATATTCCAGGAAGAACGACAGCTACGGCTCCGGATTGGAAGTCGCTAACTGCTCGGAAGCTGTGGTGAGGCGCTGCATGGAGATTGCCGGGGCGGGAAGCATCTGTAGCCAGGGCTCGGAGCAGAATAGCCGCCGCAAGCAGGTACTCCACCGCTGGAATCTTCGGTCAAACGAGTGCCGCGATATTCTCCGCGAAGTGTACCCGCACCTTGTGGCCAAGCAGCAACAGGCCAGGCTGTCCATCGGCTGCCCCAGTTCCGGCGAAAAGGCGGATGCGGCCCACCGCGCTCTTATGGGACTGCACAACGGAATCGCAACTGATGTGGACTTTCCCCCGCCGGCATCCATGTACGAGCCTGGATGGTGGCTAAGGCAGGATTGTATATGGTCAAAGTTGAATCCCATGCCGGAGTCAGTGACCGACAGGTGTACCAAATCGCACGAATACATTTTCCTGCTCACGAAGTCGGCGCGGTACTTCTATGACGCGGAGGCGGTGAAGGAGCCCGGCACGCGCTATGAGTGGAACACGCAGAAGTTCAAGGGCGGCGACCTGACACGGCATCACGGCTCGACTTGCGGCAAGGAAGAAGGCGACCCGAACGCGGGTCGCAATCTCCGCTCCGTCTGGCACATCGCCACCCAGCCCTACAAGGAAGCCCACTTCGCCACCTTCCCGGAGAAGCTGGTAGAGCCGTGCATCTTGGCGGGGACGAGCGAGCGGGGTTGCTGCGCGGAGTGCGGTGCGCCGTGGGAGCGGGTGGTGGAGCGCGGACTGACGGCACACGACGGCGCGACTGATAGCGCCTACAGTCAAGGCACCACGGCAAATCGGCTGGCCCTGCTCCGGCAGGCTGCGCGTGAACGCGGAGAGGAATACTCCAGCGCCCACAAGACCCTCGGCTGGAAGCCCACCTGCTCCTGCGGCGCGGCTACCAAGCCCTGCATCGTCCTCGACCCCTTCTGTGGCTCTGGCACGGTAGGCGTGGTCTGCGCCCGATTCAACCGGGAGTTCATCGGCCTGGAGTTGAACGAGAAGTACATCGAGTTAGCCAAGAAGCGACAGGTCGGAGTCCAGCCATTTCTCGCGGAGGCTACATGTTGACCATTGGGGTGTGGGGCGACCACCATGGCATATATACACGGTAGATATCCCTTCCATAGATGCTCCAAGTGCGGAAAGCGGCGTATAACATTCGGTGGTGGTTTGTGTTGGCAGTGTAGCGAGTTCCACGGGAAATGCGAGGCATGTGGGAATGGCTTTATCCAGACCGACAAGCAGCACATATACTGTTCCCATTCTTGCCGGATACACACCCTGGCAAATCGCCACTACGCTAAACGCAAGAATGCCATCAATGAAAAGGGTCGCGCCAAGTATCACATTCATATAGAAAAACAGCGGGCGCGTGGTCGCGCAAGGCAGAGGAAACTCAAGGAGGAGATGATTGCTGCGTATGGCGGCAAGTGTGCCTGCTGCGGGGAATCCGAATATCGCTTCATGTCTCTTGACCACATCTACATGGACGGAAAGCAACATCGAGCATTGGTCGGCAGCGGCTCGGCTACATGGATGGCATTAAAACACCAAGGATGGCCGCAAGATAGATATCGTTTGCTGTGTATGAATTGCAACTTTGCTGCGCGCTTTGGGGTGGTCTGTCCGCATGAAACAAACCAAACATACGGGGTATCAGAATGCTAAAAGTAGGAATTTGGGGGGATTTGCAAATACCGTACCTTTGCCCACGGGCCTGGTCTGTTGCCCTGCAAATCTTCAAGGACGCCAAGCTGGACCTACTCATTCACAACGGGGACTTCATGGACTGTCGCACGCTGACCACTCGCTACCCGGTAGCCTATGGCCCCAAGATGATGGCGGAGATGCGGCATGAGGTAGATGCGGCGCGAGGGCGGCTGGCCGAGGCCCACAAGACCATCAAGCCCAAGAAGGCCCGCTGGAACTCGGGCAACCACGAGTTCCGTATCCCGCGCAGCTTCTGGTCGTCTCCACACGGTAGCCAGATGCTGGGGATAGATACCATCGCAGATGCGGCTGGCGTACCCGCGCTGCTGCAATTCCACAAGTACGGCATCAAGTACAGCGGGGAGTACCCGGCAGGGACGTGGATATTGGGCGGGGAGACGCCCTCCGGCGCGAACGATTGCCTTGTTACCCATGGCATGATTTCCAGCAAGAAGGCTGGCCAGACAGCCAACCGAACCCTGGACGACACCATGGCCAATGTGGTCGTGGGTCACTGTGAGCGGCTGGCTCTGACATGGAAACACGCCCCAGGTTGGCGCGACTTCTTTGCCATCGAGGGAGGCAATCTGTCATTGTTCTCTACCCCGCAGGGTCGGGACATCCTGACGAACTACCCGTTCAATTCCCCTGACCACCTCAACAAGCAGCAGGGCATCACCATCTTGTACCACGATGCTGGCCAGTGGTGGCCCTTCATTATCCGCATCAACCGGGGCCGCGCCATGTGGCAAGGCAAGTTGTATAAAGACTAGCTACTTGTCCCTGGTCAAGTAGGCCCGCATGGCTTCTTTGCCGCCGTAGTATCCAGAGATGGGATGTCCCACCGCAGCGCCTACTCCGGCCCCAGCTATGCCACCCAGAAACACCTTCAGCCGCGAGGGCTTGGGGACAACGCGCTTGGCGGATACGGGCGGCTTGGCCTTCATGGCCTTCAGTGCTGCCTCGCGGGCACTCAGTCCTGCCAGTTCCTGAACAAGTACCGGGTTGCCACCGTGGGGCTTGTTGCGCCCCATGATTTGCGCGAAGCGGGCGTAGGTGTCACCAGTAGCCCTACGAGTCACCTTGGGCAAGTCCTTGGCGCGGAGTGCTTGCGCTACCGGGCTGTCGGCATTGTAGAAGTCCTGCATGTATTGCGACCAGTCGCCCTTGAGCGCCGAGTATTCCCCGGCAGCGCCCTTGCGCTCGGCTATGGACTGTAGCTCTGCCCCGTAGCCGTCGCGTACTTGCTCCAGGGCATGGTAGACATCGCCCTCCAGCCCACCCTTGGCCAACACCTCTCCCAGTCGCGTGTACCGTGCGCGCAAGTCACCAAAGGTTCCAGTGGTAGCTTCCGGTGGCTGTACCGCACCCTCGGCCTTCAGCCGTTCGACCAGGCCATTGAATACATCCGCGCCGACCTTGCCACGCGCCACATCTGCCGCACTCTTGCCAGCCTTTCCGGCAGCCTTGTAGCCGTAGGCCTCGGCCACCTGGTTCTCCATGGCGGCCTGGGCAGATACCTCCGGTTCCCGCACCCTGGCCATGGTCTTTTCGAACTCAGCCAAACTGGCAGGGGTAGCGTTGGACAAGTTTCCCGAGCGGGCAGACTCCTCGATGGCAGCCAAGCTGTCCGGGGATGCCTGGATGTCGTTGCCTACCTTTTCTTTCAGGGCACCCCATCGAGCATCCAGTGACTGCTTGGCTGCTGCATGGGTTTCCTTGATGTTCTCAGCGATGCGCTCAGTCAACTGCTGGCGCGCAGCAGCAATCGGCTCCGCGCTGGGCTTTGGCTTGGCGGCAGTGATGCGCTCCCGCAATGCGGCAACATTGGGAGCATACTCGGAGCGGGCAGCCAACTCTCGAGGCGTAGGCTTGGGCTGCGGCTTCATGCCCTCCAGCTTTGCAGCAATACGCTTGACCACCGGCATCTCTGGTGCAGCCAGGGTTGCGATGAGCGCCTGCCCCTGGCCCATACCCTGTCCCGGCTCCCCCGCCAGCGCCTTGTCATAGATGGCAGCAGCGGCTGGCCCCAGCATGGGCACCGTAGCAGCCACACTCTTGAATCCGGCCTCGGGGATAAGCCCTGCCTTGCTGGCGCGGTTAGCCTGGGCCTGAGTCTCAATCATCGGCTCAACCACCATCTTCCTGAATTGTCCAGAGGGCAGCATCTCATCCACGCTGCGCGGAATCATTCCCTGGACAGCACCCATGGCAAACTGGCCGATACCCTTGATGTTCTCGATGGGGTTGAATGTGTCCACCAGGTCTGTCAGCGACTGCTCGGCACCGCTGCGGACAGTGGTGTATTTGCGTTCCGGCATGGTAGCGCGCTGTTTCAGTATGCGCCGCAGCTTGTCGGCGTTGGACTCTGCACCAACTACTTCTGCCCCCTCGGGCAAATCGGAGTAGCCGGGGGCGTGTAGTACCTCGGCATCTTGTGGGACATCAGAGAACTGCGGCATTACTGGGCCACCCACTGCCCGCCCTTCTTGATGCGGGTGCTGCCGTCTTTCATCTTGATGATGGTGCCCTCGGGGGCAGCACCACCACTAGCCCCACTGCCGCCGCCCTGAATACCGATACCCTGACGGATGGCCTTCTCCTGCTCGACCAGTGCACTATGCCGGTTAGCCATGTCCTGCTTAAGAATGGCAGCAACCCGCTTGGTCTGGTTAAAGGTAGCACTCGTAGGGTTGAACTCGGAAATCTCCTTGCGGGCGTTATCGCTCAGTACACCAACCAGATTGGGGTTAGCCACCACGCGGGCAATCTCTGTCAGGGCCACTTGGCGAGCAGCCTTGTAGGCGGAGATGTTGGCATTGCCGACTGCTCCCTCGCTCAGAGTACGCAGGGCTAAGTTAGCCCACGGCACTCCGGTATCCGGTACCTTGGAGGCCTGCTCCAGGAATAAGTCCAAGTTCTTGCCCGCCGTATTGGAATACGCCTCCACGGCATTCTTCATCTTGACTACCTGAGTCAGCGACTGGGAACTGGCGGTGAATCCGGCTTGGTTGGTAGCCAAGTCAACTCCGGGAAACAATTCTCCAGCCCTGTTCATAATCTGCTGGCGCAACCCTACGGCGGCCTGTCCCATGCCAAGTGGGGGCATCTTCCCGGTAGTGGCGTAGAAGGTCGCGGCTTGGTCAATGGCGGCGGGTGTCAGTCCACCCGCTACCGCTGCCTTACTGCCAGTGCCAGTGCCACCACCCTGCCCACGTTTCGCAACAACTTGTGCCACCTTGTTGGCGGCCTGTTCCGCAACAAACTTCTGCTGGTCTTCTTGGCGGGCAGTAATGGCGGCCTGAGTCCCGGCAACACGTTCTGCTACCGGCTCGCCGCGCAGCCGTGCCTTGATGGCCTCCATGCGCAGTTCTCTCTGTTCCTTGCGGGACAACAGCACACCCTGCGGTAGCCCCTTGAACATGGGGTCATTGGTGTCTACCGGGACTGGCGTATCGTCCACGCGCTGTTCGGCTTTGCCCTGTGCGGCCTCGGCCAGAAGCTGCTCCCGGAGCCTGAGATTGCGCTCCTCGAAGTCGGCTTGGCGCGCAACCATCTGCGACCGTTCCTCATCCCTGCGATAGTCGTAGCTGGTCTTGAAGCCTTGGCTGGCGGCCACAGTATCCAGTACCCCCAGTAGGATGCGTTTCAGGGTAGAGGGTTTCTTGCCGCCGCCAACGGGGGCAGACTGGGGCGGCGGTACTTGAGCGGGCGCACCCATGCCCGGTATCTCCCCGCTGAATCCACCAAAGTCAGATATGGACTGGTCTCCGGGGAAGGCTACCGGGGGTGCAGTCGGGTCAGCCATCAGCTTTTCTTGTCCCTTCCGAGGTAAGAGGAACCAACGGACGCACCTGCCCCGATTACGCTACTCAGTACACCCCACAACGGGCTGGGCCTATTCTCCTGCGTGGCCAACTGGGATGCGTTACCCAAATTACTGGCCGCGATGTTACCAAACCCCGTAGCTGTTTGCGCCTGCGTCCCAGACAATGCCCCATACAGCGTCCCGGCCTGCAACTTGCGCCGAGCATTCTCCTCGCCAGCCCAGATGCGTATCCCCAAGTCCCCAGCCGCAGCCGTGCGGGCCTGATTGGCCTCAAAGCCCGCCAGCCTGCCAATGTCAGTCCCGCCAAACCCACCGGGCTGGTAGCCGCCCCGCTGGGCAATCTGTTGCTTGACTCCGCTGTATGCCGAGCCATAGTTGGCACTCAGAGTATTGCGGAACTGGGAGACGCGCAGGGCAATCTCCTCGGGCGACACCCCTTGGCCCTCCAACTCCTTCTTGAAGTTGGCGGTCACCGCATCAATCAGCGCGTTGGACTTGGTGAGCTGCGCCTGCGAAATCTTCTGGTTCAGGGCATACGCCTCGTTGTCCCTCTTGCGCTGGTCAGCCACGGCTTTGTCCTTCTTGCAGAGCGACCATTCGCCGTTGTACTCCTCGGCCACGGCGCACAGCAGCCGCCCTGTCTCCATGTCGTACTCTATGTGGGTATACGCAAGCGCCATAGTCTCATCTCCACTTTCTCGAATCCGACATACTCAGCCACCTTACAAGTAGCCTCATCCGTGCCCCAGAATACCAACTCCTTAGCGCCATTCGCAGCAGCCAGATTCGCCGCCGCCACCACCAGTGTCTTGAGCGCATGAGTCATCTCGAATGCGGTCACGCCGGGTTTTGGTGCCAGCGATTCCAGCATGATGACCGGAACAACCGGCATATAGCATATTGTAGCACCCTTGCCATCTACGGCTTCCAGCACCGTGGCGGCATTGCGGGCCTGTTCGTCTGGTGCGCCACGCGGGTTAGAATCCAGCCACTCGTGGAACTGGGCGTGGTCACGGCACGGGATGGCGAGATACATGGTGCGTAGACTCACAGTCTCGACTTGAACCCCACATTATGCGCGGCAATGTTGGGCGCATGACGACCGCACCAGAAGCGGTGGGATGGCGCGCAAGCCATCACCGCCCTCTTCCCGTCCGGTGCATCCACAAACTCCAGCGCAGAGATGTACCCACTACCCCCACCCGGCTGCCGCACCATCACCCGGTCACTGAGGGAAAGTAATGCAGCAGCCCGGTTCTCGTCAGAGAACAAGGGCTGCGGTGTCTCCGGGCTAATCTCTATCTCATCTCCAGCATCCGTGCGTATCAGGATGAAAGAGTCGCAAGGGGTTATCTCCACGCCCACTACCTCCGTCCATCCATCTCCATCTGGCGACACTATACGCTCTCCTACAGACAACTCGTAGCACGGGATGACGCCACGCTCCACCGACTCTACTACCATGTAGTCACGAGGGCAGCCGCCGGGGCGCGTAGCTCCCACAATATCACCCTCGGAGCCGCCTCCGTACACCGTGGAACTGCCTGCTCCGGGCAATGTGTCCGCATACATGGCCCCCAACGACAGCGGTTCCCGGTCTTGCAGCATCTGTTGATGTGCTGCCGCATCCGTCACTGCCGAGTGAGCGAACATGGGTGTTCCGCTGTTGCCCGACACGAACCCCACGCCGCATCCCTTGGTGGCATTGAACGGGAAGAAGTAGTAGCGGGTAGATGGTGCCAGCCCATTCACGGTCAGTGATGACGCATTGATGACCGTGATGCTGCCATCGGCGCGCCGCAATGGCCCGCCCCAGTCCCAGCGGATGGATGTACTGGTCACTGTCCCGGTGAATGACGGGAACAGCGTCGGCGTCAACGACCCGGATGTCTCGAATGCCCGTGCTCTCGGGTCAACCCTGCCATCATTCAGGATGGAGTTCAGGGGGCGTCCGCGCAACCCGCTGGGGGTCACTTGTGTCCCGCGCCGCATCTGTGCCTCGCCACGTTCCAGCCGCCGCAGCCGTGTCTCCTGCTTGCGCTTCCAAATCTCATCCATCATCTGCCCACCGAGTGGAACGCCACGCCAATCCCGTAGACCATGAAGTTGCTGTCCGCAGCAGCCCAACTCAGCTTGAACGCCACGCGCCGCGCCGCCGGTGTATTGAACTTGTAATACTTCTCTGTCAGGTTGACTCCCTGAGTCCGCAGGTCGGCGGTCACTCCGGCAACGGGAGACTGGAATGTAGCCACTGTCGGGTCATCGTCAGTCACTATCTGTACCGAGGTGGGTTGGGTGGCATCGCCCTCTACCGAGATGTGGTCACACACTCCGCGCCAGTTGGGCTTCTGGTCGGGAGTCATGTCGAACAGATTGCTGACGACATAGGCCGTATAGGTTGCGCCATTGTCATTGTAGGTGCCCGGGGTCATCTTCAATACCTTGCCGCTGGAATGTCCGATGGCCAGTTCCCATGTCCCCGCCGCCATCTCTCCGCTGTATATGGCATGGGCCGTGATGAGTCGCGGCGGCATCCACGACTTGGTATCCAGGTCGAAGGTGAACAGCTTGCCACCAGCCCCATCCATCAGCACCAGCCAGCGGCGCGGCCCGTTGATGTGGAACGCCAGGGCAGCCTTTGAGTGGTCAATGGTTTCCAGGTCAGGCCGGATGGGCAATCCAATCTCGCCCAGTCCCAGCATCCATACCGTGTTGGCCGAGTCCAGCCAAGCGGCCAGTACCGTCCCCGGCTCCAGAGACACCGCAGAGATGTTGGTAGAGTTCCTGACTCCGTTGCGCACTGACACGGTATAGCGCCTGAAGGTATCCAGCGAGTCGCCATCTATCCCGAACAGGGTGTCACTGGTAGCCACGGCCACCATCGTATCCAGCCCCGCCAGCCCGGTCACTTGCGACGGATACGGGTAGTGGTTGCCGTCCCCGCCACTAGGCCAGCACTCCTCGGCCACTCCATTCACTATCTCCTCGAAGCCGGAGAAGTACACCATGTTGGCCGCCTTGGACCATATCCGGTTGGCGAATGTAGTGAAGCCATCTGATGCCGTGGGTGGGTCATTCCGCAGGGCGGCAGGAGCGAATCGCAGCCCCAGCAACTCGTCTGTAGTGGTATCCACTACTGTTTGGTTGGTATTGGTGAATGGGCTGCCAGCAATCTCGGCGCAGTCTTCGGGCGCTTGGGAGCCGCCATCAGTGGAACGGTAGATGCGTATCTGGTTGACTTGGGTGTCGGCACTGGCGGCCACCGTCACCGACACAGAGCTACTGGTAAACAGTCCCGTACAAGTAGAGATGGGCGATGGCGATGACTCGTTGGCGTTCGAGCTGTTGCAGTATGTGTAGTAGTAGAAGTACCCCACATATGCAATCAGCGTAGAGCCGCCATTGACTACCCAGGTGGGCGCAGCAGCGGGTGCATCAATACCCCACAACCGCGAGGTGGTAGTCCCGCTGATGCCATCAAACGCCCGCATATTGGTGCGGGTAGTCCCGTTGCCGAACAGACAGGTATTGTTTCCCACCACGAAGTCAAAGGGGCGGCTGGAGGTGGCGTCTGTGTATATCAGTACGAAGTTGGCATCCACCCCAATCTCCATCTTGTAGACTTTCGAGGTATTCAGGGTGGCGTCTGTCTCGCACATCATCCAGTAGTAGCTGCCTGCGGTGCTGGATGTATCCCACTTCTTCCATGAGAATACCCTGGCCACGATGGCCGTAGTCGCCGCTACTGATGGTGTCGCCTCGATGCCGGATGCGAAGCCTGGATACCGCTCCAATATCTCCCCGATGGATGTCATCACGTTCTGCCCGGCGTGGTACTGAGGGTCACGCGATGTCGGGCTGCCCAGTGTGTCATAGGGCAGGGACGGGTTCGTGATGTTTCGGTGCCCGGTCTGTGATGCGAGGGACATGGCTTAGTACCCTGCCGTGACGCTTTTTCCAGTAGCCCGGAACAGGTGAGCATCGAAACTCTTGATGGCAGCGGCCAGTGTCTTGACTTGGAAGAATGGGGTCAAAAGCGTTGCATCAGCCGGTATGGTGGCAGAGTTTGTGGCCAGCGCCGTGGCGCTACCCGCCTGATATACCTTAACGTTGGTAGTCCCATTCTTCACTACTATGAATCCAATCTTGCCAGCAGCATGGGCAATGGCGGTATTGCTTCGGGTTTCTGCGGCGGCGGCCCTCGTAACCAGGAACCAGTTGGCGTCTGCCCCAAGTCGCTCTAGATAGATACCGTTGGCGGGCGGGTCGGTACTGGCACCGTCCGAGGTAAACCCGACACGCTGCGTGGTATTGGCATCACTCTGTACCGGGTCGCAGACGAACCAGAAACATTGCAGGTCGCTTCCCAGTATGCCCTCAGTGGCGGTGAATGCCTCTATGAACTGAACATCATTGGCCCCGGCAATGGTTGTGATTCTCAGCGCCCCATTGGGTGCTGTGTACAGGGCATAGTTGGCCCCACCGCCCCATGGGCGCTCCGCATAGAAGCGGTCATTGGTGGTGTCTGGGTAATGGTTCCTGAAGTCTGAGTTGAATCTGTACCCTGGCTGTACATCTTGCAGCCAAGTGGTTATGGTCGAATCGAACAACTCCCACCGCTTGTTCGAGGCAGAGTATGTATACCCTGTCCCAGAGATGGTCTGCCAAGAAGCCGCCGTAGCGGAACTGGCTTGCAATACCTGATTGGCTGTCGGGGCAACAGCCGAGACAGCAACTGCGTTCAGCAGGGCAACGCTCAGGTTGGGTACAACCGTGGTAGAGGTGATGGCAAGGGGCGCAGTCCCTGTGGCCAGAGTGGAAGTCAGCACACCACTCATGGACAATGTAGTGATGCCACTCAGCGCCCCGGAGAATGACAGTGGCCCACTGACAGACACGCCCCCAACATCTCCCAGTACCACCACGTTCCCGCTCATGGATACCAGATTCAGGTCGGCAGTATTGCCACTGTTCCGTACCTTGATGGCGTCCGAGTTGGCCAGCCGGAATTGCCCCGTGGCCGACACGTTGGCGGTATTCGATGCCGCAGCAGCCATGATGGTGACGCCAGCATCATTGACCTGCCACGCCGGGCTGGATATCGAGTAGTTGGTGAACCACTTGGGATACCCTGCCCGCAAGTCCAAGATGCTCTTGCCTGCGGCAATGGCCGAAGCATTCCCCGCGCCCATGGTCGAGGGCACCAGAACCGCCACAGTGGCCGCAGCTCCCAGCGCCGCATCAATCTTTGCGGTGACGCTGGCCCCGGCGGCATTGTCGGCAAACTGGATGCCTTCCAGTGATGTCAGGGTCAGGGTCGAGAACGTAGCTGTCCCGCTGACATCAAGATTCTGCGCGTAGATGTCCCAGCGTTGCAGGGCCGCACCCAGGTCGTACCCGCTAGCGGAAGGCAACAAGTTGTCAGCGAAAGTCTGGCTCATTGTCTAAGTAGCTACATAGGGAATCTTTTTGGCAGTTCCGGCAATGTTCACGATGATGTATCCATCCACATTGGCTTTCATGGCTTCGCCGCCGCCATTGGTCGCGGTCGCTGCCGTGGTACTGCCAAAACCTACCTGGGCAGCGGCAACCGTGGGAGCCGCAACTGTGTATACACTGTTGCCCATCGTGGTGGTGCCAGTGCCCAACAGATTATTGGCAGCCCCGGCATTGTAGAATGCCCAATTCGTTCCCGCCCCTGTCAGCGCCGGGCAGTAGAAACCGTACTGCGTGGTAATTGTGCTTCCGCCTCCGATGGTGGGAGCTTCTATCTTGTAATGGTAAAGAGAGGCCAGGGTGAAGGCGGCGGCCTGCGTTTTTGGGAAACTTTGGAAGGTCACGCCAGCCGTGGTCGCCGCGCTCGAATAGGTCGGGCGCGAGGAAATCCCGTTTTGCGTGGCGGTGGTCGAGGTGGTGGTCTCCGCCATTATCATGGTGTTGGCGTTGGCTGGCGTGCCGATGCCGATGGGGCCGGTGAACTGTGGGGCAGTAGCTAAAACCGGCGTGCCGGTGCCAGTGGGCGTCACGGCCACAAAGTTAGTCCCATCGCCCTGGAGCATGGCGTTGCTCGCGGCGGCCCCGCCAATCTGGAGCTTAGACACGCTCACGGTTGCGGGATTTGCTGCTGTCCCGAAGGTGTACGGCCCACCCAGGAAGGTGACCTGGCTGCCCCGCATGTCCAGGAAATGCCAACCTGCGGGGATGGTGGCAGGGAAGGATGCTCCAGCCGCCCCGGCAGTATTTCCGGGGACCATGGTAATGGCATTCTTGTTTGCCAGATTCGTGGCTACGCCATAGAGCGCGTCGGCCAGAGTACCCAAGCCGCTGCTGCTCTCGAGGTAGTTGATGAATGGATGGCTCCATTGCGGGACATAGTTGGCGGTTGTGTCTGCCACCAGCCCCGGAGCCAGAGCTATCGTGCCGCCCTCGGAGGTGGCCCCAGCGGCAGCCGCATTCACCACCGTCAGGGTGGGAGTAGTGGAAGTGACAACCTTGAAGATGCCATTCCATGTGGCATCCGCGATGCCCAGCAGCGCTACATAGTCCCCGACTCGATAGGCGTGGGCCGTGGTTGTAGTCAGTGTCAGGGTAGTCCCGCTGCGGGTCAGACTGCCCACGGTCGGGTCCAGTGTCTTACCATACGCCGGGAACGGGCCGCTCGGCCCCAGTGATACATGGTTGCGGGTAATCTTTGCCCCGGCATTGCACAGCATGGTCAACCCCGAGTGATAGAACCCGCTGAATATCATGGTGGGCGTTCCATCAATGACCATGGCAAAGTGCGGGGTAGTAGTGGCTTGTTGACGCACCGCGCACTGCCGGAAGTCGTAGAAGTCCCCGGCGGCATCATGCAACATGTACCCGTTCTCGTCGTAGCAGTTGTCGAATGTCCAGCGGTTCCCCGCCAATACATACACACTGGAGTACACCCCGGCGGCCAGCGGCGCGAAGTAGTAGTTATCAAAGGCCACATTGTGGCCCGAGTACCCATACACGTGATGGTTGCCATTGACCCCGCCAATGCCGATGAATCCCGTATTGAACTTCAACTGGAAGTTCCCGGTGCCGAACCTCAGAAAGATGTCGCCGCCACCCACAATGCTGCTCTCGGCCACTGCCGTATTGGGTACACCATTCCCGCCAGTCATAATGCTGTTTATCTGGCACTCGCCGTAGTTGGAACCCTGGTCGGCCCCAGTCCCGCCGAACACGAACCCCCACTGGGCAGCGTATCCGGCGTTGACGCGGCTGACGCTCCAGTCGAACGAGGAAGAAGCCGCAGTCCCGCCCACCTGTACACAGTGGCTGGCTAACTGGCTGCCGCAGAATGCAATGTCCTCCAGCAGGAACTGTCCGCTGACTTGCAACATGACATTCTCGTTGACTGCCCCGGTAGTCCCGCCAGCAGAGCCTACCCACACCAACTCTGTCCCGGTAGCGCGCTGGGCAGTAAGATTGTAGCTACCCAGGCTGGCCGCGCTGCCCGCTCCCTCGCCCGAGATAATCAGGCCCTGACAGTTGGTGAATACGAGTGGCGTAGCCATCAGGAATATGCCCTGCGGAAAATGCAGCCTGCTGACATTGCCACGTGCGGTGATGGCGGCAGCAGCGTTGGCTATGGCCGTAGAGTCATCCGTGCCCCATACCGCATTGCACGACCCGGACAGGGTAGGCGCAGCAGTCAGAACGATATGTGCCGAGTCGGTGAAGCTGGCGATGGTGGTGACAAAGCCGGGCGAGTAGGTTTGGCCATATAACACGATGGTCTTGCCAACATCAGCCGCCACCCATGGAGAGGCCGTGGTGTCTACCAGAGTGGTATTCGATGCCGTGGCTACGGCGCTGGTAACGGCCCTGCCGTCGCCCACTGCCCCATAAGTGGCCGGGTATACCACCCCTAGCCCGGAAATAGCTCCGGCCAGGGACAGCGTACCGGATATGTCCATGTTCTGGAAGTAGCCATCCCAGCGGGCGGTCGCGCTACCCAAGTCGTACCCGGTGGCGCTTGGTATCAGGTTATCTGCGAAGGTCTGGCTCACCTACCACCCCCAGATGTTCCAGCCGCCGCTACTCCCGGAGCCTATGCTGCCCTCGCCGGGGAAGATTGTATCTATTGCCCCAAAGTCCTCGGCGCGGGCCATTTGCTCTACTGCTTGCCGGTACTCGTTCAGCTGGACACTGGCGCGTGGGTCGTCACCCAGCTTGTAGGCCCAATACATCAGCCCCTTCAGGAATACATGGACGTGCTGGTCGTCGAACCACAGCTGGTCAGTCAGGGCAGTAATCTTGGCTGGGTTCATCTGGTACTGGCCGGACAACTCCAGCAATGTCCCGGAGGGAACCTGCACCGCAGACTCCAGCCGTATCTTGCCGATGCCACGCTGGAGCGCCGCTGACCGGATGGACTGGTAGCTTTGCGATACCATGTTGTCTGACAAGTCCTGAACGACATTCAGTTCCCGGTTGTCGTCTGGCGTGGTATCTGTCCGGGTGATGGATATCTTCAGCAGCCGGTAGATGTTGGTAGGGGCAGAGTAGTCCTGCTGCCCATCCACCAGGGGTATCAGCCCGGCGGCAATATTGGTAATGGATACCCGCCACGGGTAGATGCCCCATATCTCCGCAGACACCATGTCGGCAAGCTGGGGGGTGATGGCCGCCAGCCCGCCGACATTCTTCAGCAATGGCTCCAGGACATTGGCTACATCGGAGACAAGATAAGTTTGCGCGATGTTACACCGCCACCGGGTGCTGGCGCTCGGCCATCCGCTCCAGTGCAGCCATGTCCAGAGTCTTGTAGTTCACCAGGTTGATGCCCTGAGTGACTTGCTCGACCGAGCATTCAATCTTGGCCAACTGGGTCTGGCACCGCTGACAGGTAGGGACGAAGTACGGCTTGACCCCGGCCGGGGTGTGCGCCTGGGCTACCCAGGTATGGCTCTTGCCGTTGTGGTGAGGACAGTTACGCTTGCGCATGGCCTTGGATTCCTCTTCGGCCTTGCCGCGCTCCAGTGCCTCATTCTTGTTCCGCGCCCTGAGTGCCTGTTTCTCGTCAATGGCCTCTTGGTCCAACTGTGACGGCTTCTTGGCCGCAGCCACTACCGCCTCCAGTAACTGTTGCAACTGCTCCGCCGACAACCCCACCGCCGGGGGTGCCGCCACCGCCTGTTCGTCTTTGCTGAATACTCCCATCACGCATCTCCTTTGTACAGATTGGGTTTGTCTTCTTTGGTCATGCGGCGCGAGTTGTCGCTGCCCGCCTCCGCTGCTTCCTTCAGGATATTGGTCATTCTCGCCCGCGACATCCCGTCATTGTTCAGGAACTGGATGCTGTTATCGTTCTCGTTAAAGGCCACAGCCACGACCACGAAACCATCTTCCCGCGCCATGCCCAGCGCCTCGCGAAGCAGCATCTTGTTGCTGTCAGAGAACTCCATGATTACCAACTATATCACAGCCATCACTGGGTCAGCGCCTGCCACTTTTCGCTGTCATGCGAGGGCGGGCCGAACAGCGCAGCCACCTTCGACTCCGCGACATACCTGCCCCGTATCAGCCGGGACAATACATTCCGCCATCCCGGTATGACTGTCGCCCCCAGTAGCTCCCCCGTCTCTTCATCCGTGCGTCCAGTAACGAATTCTCGGCACATTCCTCTGGGCATTCCGCAAATGAATCTTCGCCCCCCTGGCGTTCCTGGGTCGAGCAGATACACCCCGTATTGCTTGTCGCTGGCATGGGACACCTCGAACCATAGATTTGGGTTCAGCTTGATGAGTCTCCGCATGATGATGTCAGAGTGGAGTGGCAGCCCTGTTTGCTGCTCCACGTTGTGCATGGAGCGGCCCGCGTCAGGGGCAACAGCGGCTTTCCGTTTGGCCTCTGCCGAGGCGTAGGCGGTTCGGCTGCGGGCTACCGCTTCGTCCCGCTCCCTGCGCTTGGCATGGCGAGCTTGTAGCTCTGAGTCGAATACGGCGGGTGCCTTGACTCGGTGCAGTCGTGACATATCGAGATGGTAACACAGGGGGCTGGTTGGCCCCCCGTGTCGGTCTAGCTATGAACGCTCGAACCCAGTACCGAGAACAGACAGATGGATGTTCACGGTGAAGCTGGGGTTGGTGCCGCCAATGGTGGATTTCACCTTGATGGCGGCAGGGTCGAACAGGCAGTTCTTGGTCAGGATGCCGCCAGTATCGGCAACAACCTGGCTCAAGGCTACTTCGCTGTCACCCAGGCCCAGCTTGAACGTGAGGTATTCCACGCGAGCAGCCGTAATCTGGGATGAGCGGATAGGCAGGTTTACATACGTCCCTGCGCTGCCGTTGAAGCTGGTCTGCAACACGATGTCGAGCGTCGGGGAGGTACCCGTGACCGACGTAATGTCCAGTACCAGTTGGTAGCATTCCCCGACATACATCTCCAGTGCCGAGGAGGTTGTGGTGGATGCCAGCGCCCCGCCAGCATACCAGTTGCGCTTGTGGTAGATGGGAACGAGTCCTTGGCTCATTACAGCACCTCCAGGGACAGTTCGTCCAGGTATCCGTTGTCACCGCCGCCGGTGGCGATGGTGATTTCCACCGACAGGGCATTGCCCGCCGTGGACGAGGACAAGTCAACAGAACTGACAGTATTCGTCAGCACCGCAAACGCATCCAGTACCGAGGTTGCGCCGTTCAGGGCGGAAAAACACCCCTTCAGGACTTGCGAGGTTGAGTCCCAGAACAGGTCGCCCCAGATGGCCCATACCGCCTGCGTGGTGCTGACCGCCCGTGCGGTAGCAGCAGCAATCACGGTATTCGAGGCTGCGGTGATAGAGCTGCCGTAGCTGACCTTGGGGGTCACGTTGTGGGACGCGGAGTTGAGTGCGCGACCGACGGCGCGGAACTTGAACGCGGCGGAGCTTCCCGAAATCTGCGGGAAGTAGACCACACACGCCTTGGTGGCGTCATCGGCCTGAAGGAACGTCGCGGCAGAGGTCGGATTCAGCCTCGCACTGGCCCGCTTCGCCCTGTAGGTTGTATTGGCATTGCCCATGTTGTGTTCTCCTTGTCGAGTTCACCGCTCGACTCGGGTTAGTGGTTGCGGCTGTTTATCGCAGCCGTTGTTATATGGCGCTCGCATCCGCTTTTATAGTCTTGAAGCGCAGATTCACCGTATCCAGCGTCTTGGCCGCGAATGCGAACCAGTACGAGGCGAAGGTTGCAATCTCGCCCACCGGGTCAGCAGCCGACCTGCCAGGATGGAAGACATGGATGCTGAACTTCTGGTTGCGCGGGTCTTCGATGCGGTCAGGCCCACGACCAGCCAGGTCAACGATTCCAAGTCCGCCCTCACCGAAGATGTAGGTGTAGTACTTCTTGTTGGGGGCAGCACCACCGTCGTCTCCGACGTTGGTGGTTTCCAGCAGCCGGACTCCACCCACCATGCCCACCTCGCCCTGCAACACCGCGTTGCCGTTCGAGTACTTCATGGCCTCGATGAAGCCACCGGCGGTATTGTCGGAGATGAGGTCGAATACGACATAGGGATGGATGATGCCCAGAAACTCGTTGCCGCTGCGGGGGCGTACGTTGATGCCCTTGAGCAGCGCAACTTGCTTCTTAAAGTCCGAGGCAGTCAGGGTTGCGCCGATGGTGGAAACCATGGCGGCGGTGTTCGAGTCAACCTCGGTGCGAATCATGGTGTCTACTGAGCCAGCAGCCCGATAGCTGAGGTTATCAACCATGCGGGTGCGGGGTTCATTGATGTCGGTCAGGTCGAGCAACTGGGAGCTGGACGTGAAGTCCGAATATTGCTCGACAGTGGCCGATACGGTCGAGGTGGTTTCAGAGACCGGAGCGCCAATCACGCCTTCCGCTGACGGGACAGTATTGAATCCGGGCAGCGTAGAGCGGAACATCTGAATGGTCTTGCCGGAACCCTGGGGCATCGAAAACGTGTCCGCTACTTGAGCGAAACGGAACATCGCTTCCAGTCGGTCCAGCGGGCGCTTGTCATAGAAGCATCTACTCCGCCTACTTTCGCGGCGGTGTGGACTATATCATCTTGGGACGACCAGGACGCATCTTGTAGTCCTTATCGCACCAAGGAGAACGTGTAGTCTCTGGGGACTTCCCATTGAGTATGATGAACTGCTTTAACAGTTCCATCTCCCGATTGTTGTATCTTCCATTTTCGGGTACTGGGTGGCTGAGGCGCGACCGACAGAACTCCAATACGAGTACCGCCTTCTGTCGCTTTACCGTATGCGTGTCCCATAATGGCAGCAGGTTCGGTAGTAACCGTTCCAGCCTCTTTATGCCATTCACATGGACATCCATCCGGTCTTTCCAGTGGGCCTTCTTTCCCGACATCTTGTGGTGGTAGAAATAGTGCCCCACCCCAAGTTTGCCAAGAATCTTGCCGCACTTTTCCAGTAGGGGGCGCTCGGTGTTCACGAACACCATCGAGGGATATATCTGTTTCCGTACCTTGTTCCAGTACAGACCCAAGCTTCCCTCGCCCTCTAGAAATGCCATCAACCAACCCAATTCAAACTGGGTTGCCTGCTGATTGACCATTTCGCCATCGGCAAAATGCTGCCTGTCGATGATGCTCATCTGTCCCATTTATCACCTCGTCAGTATGGGAAGCTTTAGGTTATTCCAGCAAATAGTTCTCTTTTACAACCGCCTTCTATCTGTTGACGGTTGCCAAATGGGCGAGAGTGGCTGTTTGTGTAGTCAACCCCGCCGGTGCATAAGCCATATTTTGCTCCTGTGTTACGAGATTTTGTGGAACAGTGGCAGCCGAACGAGCAGCTCGGTTGAGCCTTGGCTGCGGGGGCGGGAGCACCGCTTGGCAGGGTTACTACAGCGCGGGAGCACCGCGACAACTAGAACTTAGCAGAATGGGATAGTGGGTGTCAAGTGGTTATCTCTGCCGACTTGCCGGTGCCGATGTGCCACTCCATGCCGGGGGCTTGGAACACGGCCAGTCCATAGGTGGTATGCAGCACAATGTTGGGCCACCCCGTCTCCTGCATGGCGTAGTACACCCCCTGGTAATTCTGGCAGACATCATGGAGGCATACCAGCCCTCCGGGGTTCATCCAGTCCCGCAGCTTGCGGACTTCAGCCACGCGGACTGGTGTCCACCAGGAGTCTATGAATGCGAAGTCCCAGCGGTGGCAGGACAACTCTACCTCGGACCATGCGGATGTATCATCGGGACCGATGAGCGATATGCCCTCTTGCTGAAATACCTGAACAGGCAGACCGCTACACCGTTCCCGCGTCTTTTCGCACATGGCTGGGTCAGTATCGCAGGTATACAAGATGCCTCGCCCATTGTCGTGCAGGGCTTCTCCTATGGCTTCAGCCGTGTCTCCGTGGGCGCATCCTGTTTCCAGCACCCGCTTGGGCTTCTGGTGGCGCACCATGGCAGCCAGCAGCGTCGAGGTTTCATTCTCAGCGCCCTCCAGGGTACTCTTGTGCCACAGGCCATCGGCTAACACGGTAGATACTCCGCCAGGGTGGGAAAATGTTCCCGTAACCACGCCCTGTCAAGTGGAGCTGTCAGCCAGTAGTGATTCAGGATTAACGCGGTGAACTTGAAGTTATACATCATGCTGGTATCCCTTCCTTGTGGAACGTGGCCCGCAACCGTGGCAAGTCCGGCCCCAGCCGCTCCAGTGCCATGGCGTAGTTGTCGTGATTAATAGTCTTGTCGTACCCCCGCTGGTCAGCGCGGGCAGAGAAGTGATGTACCACTACGCGAGGGTCAATCCATACCCCGTGGCCCCGCGACCACGCATACAGGTCAAAGCTGGCCTCCTCGCCCCCGAAGCCCACATAGCTGTCCCAGTAGCCGCCCAAGTCATGCCATACATCTCGCTGCACCGCCATGATGCCAGAAGGGGCCGAGGCGCAGCGATAGGGCCACGGGAAGCAGGGTTGCTTGGAATAATCGCCCTCTACATCACTGACCGTGCCGAAGAAGTGGTAATAGGTCATGCAGTTACCCACCGATGGCTTGTAGGCACAGTGCCATACCGGAACAACCAGTTCCAGGATACTGGCGGGCAGGCCCGGTGGGATGATTACATGGTCATCCAGAAATAGCAGATAGTCGCCGCTGGCGCGGGACGCGGCCAGATTGCGCGCTGCCGGGGCATTCAGTTCATGGCCATAGACTATGTCTATACCGTAGTCCTGCATGACCCTGTGTGGCTCCGAGGACTCACCCGACACAACCACATGGATGTCAGTCAGCCCGGCATCCTCGCAGGATGCGATAGTAGCCCACAGGCCCAGTGCGGGACCACGCGAAGGGATACAGACGCTAATCATTGCCCTTGCGGTTCGTGGTCAATCGTCCCACTACTCGCCGCAGCCGCAACACCTCTCCCCAGATGGCCGCTTCCCGTGTACCCTCTTTCGCCGCAGATGCCATGCGGCGTATCTCCGCGTCGTCATATTGACGAAGGTCACGCGGTGGTGCGCTGTTATCATATGAAATAGACATGTCCCAGCCACTCCAGCTACAGGGTAGAGAAGCCCTCTCCCAGATGGATGCATTGCTTGTTTGTGAGAAGCCCGACTCGCCAGCCATGTTCCCTTAGCCAGTCCGCCTGCGTCCGGTCGTACCAGTTGCCCTCTTGCGGGGGCCACTCTGCCTGCGCCCCCTTGCGGACAAACCTAATCCCGCCGACCGAGACGTGCTCCTCGATGTCCGGCCCATGATGGGCGCGGTATCCTTCTGGAGTCCATCGCTGGATGTCACAGTTGGATGGCCAGGCTGACAGGATGGCGAAATCAGGATATGCTCGAAATAGTCCGATAAGGTCATCAACCGATGAAAATCCGGGCAAGCAGTCGTCATCGGCGCAACAATACACTTCGCCCGTTGCGCGAGATTCCGCTTCTTGCCGCCGCTTGCTTTGCCACTCCCGGCCTTTGCCACTCAGCACCTCCACGGTAACGCCCGGCATCAACTCCCATGCGGCATGGCACGTATTGGCCATGTTGTAGCGAAGCCGCGACAAGCGCGGACACACTGCCCAGTAATCTGCGACACAGAAGAAGACTTCCATCCTAGAAAAACCCGTACCGTAGTCCGCGCCATAACCATCGCGGGACATCTATAAATAGCCCACAAAGGCAAATCTGTGGTTGCATGAATGAGCAGCAGGTGTCTTCCATCTCCCGGTGCTTGGTGGTAGAACCACACTTATAACACATGGACCTCACTCGGCACAGTCCAGCATCATGGACGTGGCTTGCCACTGGCACTGTTGCAATATGTAGATACACGACTAACCGCCCTGTTGCTTGACCCTCCGATACTCTGCTGCAATCTGGTCACTGGTCATGTTGGCGAAGTTGGTGGTGGCCGGGGCCGCCTCGTTCTGCGGGGCCAGCATGGGGGGTATATTGGGAGCAGGCGCAGCCGCCACCTTGGCCCCGCCACGAGATGCTGTAATCTGTTCTGCCGAGCGGGGTGTATACAGCTTGTTCTGGACACAGAAAGCATGGGCCAGCTTCAGGTTTCCCAGCGTCTCTGGCAGGTTGTTTGACTGCATGACCTCATACAGCTTTTCAGTGGCCTCTTGCGTGAACGGGAACTCGGGACACTCCCGCTCGAAGGATGCCGCAGTCTGAGTGGCCCGCTGTGTTTCGGTGGCCGACTTCATGTCAATGAAGTCCTGCTTCATCTCATCCACGTTGTCATAGCCCATCAGCCGCGCCATTGCGATACCAGTAGCCTGCGCGGGGTCATCCAGCTTTTGATAGTACAACTCAGCAAACTTGTCAGGGGGCAACTGGGACAGCGTGGCTGCTACCTGTTCTCTGTGTTCCACCACCCGCTCGACCGGGGCGGCGGGAGTCAGCGCCTCCAGCTTCTTCGTGGCTTCCTTGTAACTGTTGTTGGTGGCAACCTTGGATGCGGCCAGCTTCTGGGCTACCTCCAGTGGCTGCCCATCAAACACCTCGCCAGTGACCAGCATGGTATGGATGGTTCCGTCCGGGCGCACCTCGTACTCCTTGAAGCCCTCAGGCAGTGGCGCGGCCACGGGGGCAGGCGGGGCCATCCCATCCGGCATCCCGGCAACATCATCGGGGGCGCGCACGGGGGCTTCGGGCGGTGCAGCATGAATCTCTGCCCGTACCGCGTTACTGGCGGCTACCAGCTCATCCGCCGACATCTGCTCCGGAGGCTTTGATTCTTGGTTGGAGGATAGCGGGAGGTTTGGAACTATGATTGGTGCGCTCACCTTGTCTCCTTGATGTGCCGATTCTTCATGGCATTCAGCTTGGCAGCCATGGCCCGCTCTGCCCACTTCTTGTACCACATAGGGGAAGGGTTGGCGAGCCGCACATACTTGTGGGGGTCAACCAGCGGTTGCTTCACCATTGTTCTCCCTGTTGGTTATTGACTGTATCCATCATCTGCCGTCTGTCTTCGACTCTGCTGTCCACAAACCCAATGACTGCCTGCATCATAGCCCTGCGGGCCTGCCATGTCAAGCGAAGGGCGTGGGATACTGCTGGGTCGCTGGACAGACAATCCGCCAAGTCATGCTCGGCATCCGCCACCAAGTCCCGCATGAACGCTACCAGTTGCTTCCACTCCTCGCCTTCGGACAACTGGAAGTAGCCCTCGCACTGCATCAGGTAGACGGTTTCTTCCTCGGTCAGTTGCGGGAATGGTGTCATTTCTTGGCCGCCTTGGGTTTGGGCTTGGGCCGATTCTTGGCCTTGGTTTCTTCCTGCGGGGGCAACCCCAGTGCAGCATGGGCCGCATCCGGGGTAATCAGCTTGCTAATCATGCCACCCATCAGGTCGGTGTCCTGCTGCGCAGCCTGTCCTTCGGACTCGGCAGCCAGCCGCTCTTGCTGCATCTGTTGCCGTATCACTTGGTCAGCCGTGGGCTGGTTCATGGCCTGCTGTACTTCCGGCTGGATGGGTACGAACCAATCCATAGCGCGCATATTCAGGCCGTCCGCTAGCACCTCGGACAGCGTGGGCGTATTCAGCTGGAAGCCCTGCTTGGCCTGCATCTCCAAGAAGGCGGGATTAGCCACCGACTCCAGTACCATCTGCAATCCGCCACTCTGTACTGCCTGCCGCGTCTTCATCTTCGAGGATGCCCGGAACTCAAACTTCACACTGGCATTCAGCACATTCAGCGGGTCAATCTCCAACTGCTGGCCATTCTGCCCGATGATGGCGATTATCTCCTCGGGGTTCAGGAACCGCTTGTCAAGTGCCAGCAAGATGTTGCACAGCGGCTCCATCAACTGGTCTTCCAGTGTCTCTACCAGGAACTGTACCCGGCGCGATGCCGCAGCACTCTGAGTGTTGATGCCCGTGGCTGTCCGGTTAGCTGAGTTGCCCCCGGCGGTGGCAATCCCCATCATGCCGGTATCGGTCACGCCAGTAGTCTTTTGTACGCGGCGCTCCCCGGCGTCTGCCTCGATATGGACATCTTGGGTAACGTTGCCCATGGGCAGCCGCATGATACTCTTGCTGGGTTCTCCATCCGTCTCCCAGACCACTCCGGGCCGCATGCGCCGCGCCGAGGGCGGGATATTCGATGACCCTCTCTGCCGCACTATGGGAGCATGGATGTTCAGGCTGACTTCGTCCAGCCGCCCCTCCAGCAAGTCCGCAATCATGTCCTGGTCGCCCTCGACCAAGTCACAGATACTGAGTCCGTAGAAGCGCCCCGGCACGTTGACGTAGTTGATGTTCAGGAATGGCAGGGCCATGTAGCAGTTGGGCTGGTTGTGCGCCACCCACTTGCGGTTTAACAGCCACACATGGCGGTCTTTCCTCCAGCCGCGTATGACTTCGATGCGCTTCTGCGAGGGGTCTTCGGTGTAGTCCTGCTGGGGCGAATAGCTGTTGCCCCGCATGGATTCCTGTTGGGCCTTGGTATTGTCACCCTGCCCGGTGGACTTCTCCTCGGCCATCTTGCGCAGTACATCATCTTCCGGGATATCAAACCCCGGCTGGCCGCGCCACGAAGCTACTTGTTCCACCGTACGCCAGTGTCTGGTGAAACAGTACCGGGCGTCCTGCACGTTGGAACTGTGGCAGTGCGGGTCTATGTAGAAGTCCCGAATGTCGGTGAGTTGTATCTGGGGACGGTTGATGGTGTGCTCTACTTGTTGCTGGGATACGGACAGGTCGTACTCACCTGTCGGCAAGAACGCGGGCTGTCCGTCCGGCCCCATCATGGCCGACATCCGGGGATTCATGCGCCGGGTATATTCTATGCGCTGAATCTTCTTGGCTAACCAGCCCCACTCCAATATGCCGTTGCCGTAGATGAGGGCGAAGTCCAGCAAGTCCGACACCAACTGGCGCAGGGACATGATGCCGCGCTCGTCCAGTCCTTGCATCTGGTGGCGGATTAGTTCTCGTACTTGGCCGACCTGTTGCCACGTTCCGTCCCCGTGTGGCACTACTCCGAATGGCGGGTCATCGGCAAACAGCGCATCCATGATGGCTGGCTTGAGGGCCTGGACCTGGCCGAATGCCAGATACACCGGCATCGAGGCGCGGGGTATCTTGGTGCCCTCCCATGTTTTTCTGGGGCGGAACGCCAGATACACCCGGTCGGCGGAGCGGAACCTGGAGTCGTGGTTCTGATTGCGCCACTGCTCGGCAAACTCGAAGTCGCGCTTCATTATGTCCAGCGCGGCCTTGTCGCTCCACGGCTCCAGCGGGGATACGACCCGCTCCTTTTCTTCGGTGGAGCGTTCTTGCTGCGTAACGTTGGTCAGTTGGGCGGGAGTGGACATTGGTGATTAGATAGTACCATGTTCAGTAGGTGTGGGTGGTATTTACGCCAGCATCCTCGTCTTCCTTGCCGAACAGTTCCCGCTCCAGCATGTTTCTGGCCGGGATGTCGGTTCTCGTGCCATCTGGCCGGATGACGCCCAGAGTATTGAACCTCTCGATATCGAATGCGGCAGGCGCTACGTCGGGATTGGCCCCAGTCCCGTCCCTGTTCTGCATGGCATCCGCCAGAGTGTCCAGTATGTCATCATGCGAGTATTTGGGGAAGCGCAATATCTCGTTGATAAGATGCAACCGGCAGGGCAGGTTGGCGGCGAACCGGATGGCCTTTTGCTTCAGCCAGGGCTGGAGCGACCGGATGCGCTGCTGCTTGGAAGTGCGGTTGTCGCGCTTGATGACATCTATGGGCAGCCACTTCGAGCGCCGCGCCATCTCCCGCCTCAGGAACGGCAACAGTACCCGCGAGTGCGCTTCCTTTTCCATCTTGATGCTGGAGAGCCATGGGTAGTCCTTGGCTACCTGGAACAGTATGTTGATGACCTCCTCGGGCGAGTACCGCCCATGCCATATCATGGGGACATACATCACTCCCCCGGTGAAGCCGTGCAGGGTCATGGCAGTGTAGTCATTGTCCCTGCCCTTGGCATCAGTCTCCATGCCCGCCAAGTCTACTGTCAGGTGCAGGCTGCGGGACAATCTGTCCACCAGTAACGACATCTCCTCAGCAGGCACCCATACCAAGTCCTTGTCCGAGTCTACCAGCCCGCTCTTGCCCACGATGGGATTCATCAGATACTGGGGATACAACACCGCCGGGCCACGCACCGGGTCATCCTCGATAGCCTTCAGGGCAGCCAGTGGCATCCGCTCCGGCCACATCACCGGACCTTCCGGGTAGTTAGGGGCGGCACTGCGCATCAGTATCGAGTAGGCGCGTTTCTCCGGGGGCTTGGCCATCTCGGCTTCGTAGATGGAATAGTGCAAATCAGAGTAGTCATAGATTGTGCCCGTGATATCCTCCCAGCCATGGTGCGGGGGCAGGCGGTGTGTTTCCAGCAGCGGCCCCATCTCCCCGAAGTGCCGCTTGATGGTATCTATGCGCCCCGGAGTACGCGCCCCAATCTCGTCCTGTAAGTCGTCATGCTTGATGACATCGAAGTGGCCGCCAGCCGTTACCTTGTCCACCGAGCACGTTGACACCGTGGGTTCGCGCAATACCCGGTCATCGGGGCCGTATGTACGGCAGGGCACGGTGAATTGCTCTTGTGTGCCCCAGTCTTTCACGTTCTTGGCCGGAGGGCAGAACTCAGGGAATATGCCGCGAAAGCGAGGATTGAACTGGAAGTGTTGCTTTATCTCCGTCAGGAACTTGCCCATCTGGTCGCCGGTTCCGGTACTAATCAGTATCCTGACATTGGGGTAATTGATTATCCATTGGATGGAGTGGGCGGCAGTGACGATGCTGGTCTTCAAGTGGCCGCGAGGGATAAGTATCATGCGGCGGCGCGGGCCTTCCAGTTCCCACATGGAGCAGGCGGGAGTATAGCCCTTGCCCTTCACTACATCTTCGATGGCTCCGTCTATGCCGCCCCGGAACTTTTGCAGATGGTTAATCATCTCGCCATGGACTACTTTGGATACGTCCATGTAGCCCAGTCCCTCGGTACACAGATATCCCAGGTTGACGCGGCACCTCTGGCGCTGCGCCTTCCAGAGTTCTATGGATGCCTGGTCACTGGACTTCGGCACTGGGTGGTGGCGGAGCCTCGGTATTTGGTTGCGCCCCGGTCGTATCTGCCACTACTCCCGGAGTCAAGTCAGCAATGCGTGCTTGCAGTTGCTCGATGCGGGCATGGGACGCCCGCAGGTCTACGAACAGCCTGCCGATGAGGGAATACAGCATGTCTTCTGTCATTGGAACAATCCTTTCATGTAGCTGTATGCACGTTGATACCACGGTTGCGGTGGAGGTTCCGGCGCGGGGAATGCCAGCAGGAAGCGCCCATTCACCACGGAGATGAATACATCATCCTTCAACTCGAACCACACACTCGGTACTGATTCGCACTGGCGCAGTAGAATCATCTCCAAGACATCGCGGCGGCGGGTAACGCGACCCCCACTGACCAGGCGTTTCATTTGCCACCACTCGGCGGTTTGATGTAAACACGGTAATAGAGTTCCACTGCCAGATTCACGTCACTGTCGCGGTATGGCAGGACTCGCTCCTTCAGCCATATCTTGGCCCACTCGCAAGCTTCGTCCCGGTGCCAGTTGTTGCCCAGAGTGCGCCCGCCGGGAGGGTGGGACGGGTCACGCTGCACCTTGCGGCAGCCAAACCGCGCCGCTTCTTGGATGTTGACGTGCAGCTTGGCCAGTAGTTCTGATTCCAGCGTGGGGTCTACGGGGATGTCTGAGGGGAACTGGTCGCCGCCCGTGACCGGCTCCGGGGGATTCTTGGACTCGATGATGGCCACTACCAAGGCAGCATCCACTTGCTTGCGGATGTCTTCTGACAAGATGCGGGACAACCCCACCATGTCGAAGTTTACCGTGGTAGGGTGAACATCCAGCACCACCTGCTCCGATACCAAGTCACGAAACCATGCTCTCAGTCGTTTTCTCATAAAGTCATCCTATCAGATGCCGCAGCCAACCATCATCAGGCTGTTTGTAGCGACTATCACCGGCTCGGCCTTGAATGTCACCGTCTCCGCGATGTTGAAGAAGCTGTCCCCCGTGGCGGCATCGGCGGCATCGTAAGTCAGGGTGCAAGTGCCATTTCCCATCGTTCCCACGTTGTTGATGTAGACCTTCAGAAGAATGCGGTCATCCTCTGCGAATGCCTGGTCCGTGACGTTTCCTGCCCATGTCATCTCAGTAGGAGTGGTTTTGGTAAACTCCACCCCATCGTCGAATGGCCCTCCGCCAAGTTCCGTTTCTACCCCCGCCGCCGTCCTGATGAATACCCTGTATCGCCCACCGGCATTGGTAGCCGACGCAGACTCATGTGCCCAGATGGAGATGTCGGTTGTGGTAAGCGTGAAGCCTCCGGCGGGCGTTCGACCACTGACCCACTGAATCAACGTACCCCCAGCAGTCTGTGTCCACTGGATGTTGCTCCCGCCAGAGGTAGCGGTGACGGCGGCAGTCGTGGAACCCGACCCCGCCGAAGTCACCATGTCGAAGTAGGTGGCCCCGATAAGATTGGCTTGCGTGCTGCGGAGAAACAATTTGGTGGCCATCAGTCCTTACCGTACCAGCGACCCACCCTCCACGGATGCCAGCCGCACAAAGTGAACCATGCCCTGCGCCATGGCGGAGTCGCCAGAACATCCAGCAATTGCCATGTATCCCGGCTGCGGTTACGCAGGGACTCTACTTGGCGTTTCAGCACATCTATCTCCTGCTCGACATTCATGGCTACAGGTTCTTTGCTAGGTACGCAGTTAGTCTAACGGCAGACGTTATATCATCACGAACAAAACCAAGCGCCCTGTTGCAATGAACACACAAAATATACTTCAGTTCTCGCCTTGTTCCTATGGCCACAATCGGTCATAAGTTTTTGACAAAAACCACATTGCAATCCACAGTTATACTGCCCGCAGATAGGGTAAGGGTCCAGGGCTTCGCGGCCACGGCCTGCGGCATAGGCGGATTGAAGTCAATCGCCAATCCGCCATTGGCGGCGAGGTCGTAAATGGCCCGAGTCGTCCCGGCGGTGTCATCCTTCAGGGTCACAAAACACGCCGTTGCGGTACGGTTGGTTATTACAAGGCTGGAAATATCGTTGAACACCCCGGCTCCGCCCGCTGTCACGATGGTAGTTTCCGCAGTGGTTGTGATGTTGGTGGTCTGTACCCCCACCAGGTCGCGGGTATGGCCGATGGTTGTGACCAGACGCCCAGCCTTGTCCGCCATGATGCCGACCATATTCCCGCCAGTCGCGGAAGTGGGATTGGCGGTAGCGGCCCTGGCACCATTGAAAAGGGCGTTGGCAGGAACAGCCGCCCCGGTAGCAGCATCGAAGATTGCCCCGGCATTGCCCAGCGCCCGCACAGTACCGATGACCTTGGTAGTCTCTGCCGCCAGAGTTGCGGCAGATTGCACAGCAAAAGTACCAGTGCCTACTACTTCGGCCTTCAGGTTGACGGCTGTCCCGGAGATGGCCGTGACTGTTCCGCTTACGGGTTGTGTTGCTTGCCAGAACGTGCCACTGACCGGCAAGGCAGTACCACTGGCGATACCCTGCACGGCCAGCACCGTGCCTGCCGTAGGAGTACCGGCAGCATCCCCGCCCGCAACGCGCAGGCTGGTGGCGGTAGCTTGGGTTGCGGTTACAGTGCCGCTGACGGGCTGGGTGGCCTGCCAGAATGTCCCGGATACAGGTTGCGTGGCCTGCCAGAAGGTTCCCGACACAGGAACCGCGCTCTGGTTGCTGGCGATGACTACGGGCAGGGATGCGGCCATCAGTTGCTGGCCAGGAGTGTATTGGTCGAGGGAGGCTACATCTACCTTGCCCAAGTCGCGCAGGGCGCGGTCGGAGGGGTTGGTCAACAGGCCGTTGGTATTGTCGGCGGTGAGTGCTGTGGCGGAACCAGCAGTAGCGATAGCCAGTTTGACTATCTGTACATGGCCAGCCGCTACAGCATCATCAGTGGCAACCTTTGGGGTTGCATCACCAGAACCAGTCGCCGGTATTGTGACAGTTGAGATTGCCTTGCTCCCTTACTCCAGATTCTACGATATCTTACACGACGAGGCGAATCCATGTTCATCTTGCGGCGCATCAGGAATGGTCCGGTGGATGCCGGAGGGGGCGGCGGGCCACCACCACCTGCCCCGGCAAACAACAGTAACAGGCTCACAGAGAACCACCACGATTGCTGCGGCGGCTATCCCTCCGTGTTCCGCGTCTATGTTTCATGGTTATTCATAAAACGAGGCGTACACGACAGTGTTGCCGAAGCTGGGGTTCGTCCCGCCAACCACGGCCCTTACCCTCAGAAAGCAACCAAGTCCGATAGCCTTGATACTGCCTGCGGCCAGGGCTTCTGTCTGTACAGCGGCGATGGAAGCTGCCCCGGTAACGAAATGGGCTATCTGGTTCGAGGTTGATGCAGTCACCTGAGTAAACGAAACGATATCCTGCCAGGTAGTGTTGTCGGGCAACAGTGTCTGGATATAGCAGTTCAGGGTAGGAGAGGTTCCGGTGACGGTTCCCACGGTAAGCTGGAACAGCGCCGAGGTATATTTCTCGATGCCGGGAATCTTCGCTCCACTGGCAGACGCGGTCAGCGTGGCCGTAGTAAACAGGGTTGCATTGAAGGATGCGGGGCTGCCAAGAGATACGGTTTCACCGGCCATCTTTCACCTCACGATACCAGCGCAGAGTGCTGTCACTCCACACTATACCACACAGTAAAGTGGCCGTGGCGGTATTCATCTCATTTGCAGCAATCCACCGGCAATCAGGATGGCTGACAGCCAGAATACAAAGCCCCACGCTTGGGCGGAGTAGAGATACGCGCCGCTGTTTTGGAAACCGGGCAGCGCGTCTTGACGCAAAGTGACTTCATGCGCGCCCTTGGGCGTGCTCGCCAGGCCAAAGGGCGCGAGTATTATGCGGGTGACGTCAACTTGCCCGCATTCTTGACGGCCCAGAATCTCAAGCAGTTTGTTTCCAAGGGCTTGGAGGTGACGTCTAGTCAGGTCGAATTCAAGCCGCTCAAGGGAAGCCGCGCCTTTGGCTATCCGGCCGAGTTGCTCCCCAAGGTCTGCGATGTTTTCTTGGACGCGGAGGAATCTGGCGTCCTGTTGCCAAACCAAAAGCACATCGCCGCCCGCGCCAAGATCCTCATGCGTGGCCTGGCCCATGTTGGCATCATCGCGCTCGTTGATGAGGCTGCGCACCAATCTTGCGGAAGCTGACATCGAGGCCCTCTTTCGGGAAGCCCAGACCAAAGACGCTGCATACGCCTCCGGCTGTGGGATCGTTCACAACGTCAAGGATGTTAAGATCCCCAAGGACGCGACCATAGTGTCGCTGGTATTCGAGCGGCGGTAATGCATTCATCTCATTCATGCGTGCCTCGTATTTAACCCCCTGACACATACAATTGTACAGTGAATCCGGGAATGCTCCCCAAACTAGGACATTCCGTTATCTTATCCCTTTCCGCGTATCAGTTGCCACGCTACTCCGAACATTGCGCTTAATGCGCCGATGACAGCCCCCCACATGCGCCCCTCCACCCGGTCCAGGCGGTCATTGGTCAACTTGACAAATCCCGTTTCCTCGTCCAACAACTTGACCTCCATCCGCAGGGTTCTCCGGTCAATCGCCGCAACCATATCCAGCAACTCTGACCTGGATTCGCTATCGCGGCGGTCGGGATTCATTTGGCCACGCCGCCGGGTTTGTCTGCCGAAACCGCCCGGACAGTCACCAGTCCCTGGATGATTGCGGCGAATCCCACATATGTGGCGTCCAGACGATGGGCGATAGCCAGCCCCGTACCGACCACCAACAGCAACAGCGCCAGAAACATTGACCGCCCCCCGAACCACTCATAGACGCCGTTCATGGTAGCCGCTCCAATGTTGCCGGGTCCGGCAAATCCATCTTGCGGTCTTTCAATAACCCGAAGGTGAGTATCTTGAGGATGAGTGGCCGCCTCTTCTGATTGGCATTGTACGCTTTAGTATACAACACAACAACTTTGTTGTAGGAAGCTATAGCGGCATCGCGCTGATGCTCGATGGCATCTATGCGCTGGTCTTGTGCGGAGACTTTGGCTTCGAGGGCGGTGACTTGCTCTTGGAGATTCTGGGAGTCAGCAAGAATCCCGTCCAGCCGCCTGAGTTGCGCGGGAGAGAGTGACGGCGCGGGCGCTTCTCCAAGTCTCTCAAGAATGTCAGCAACGATTTTCTCATCTGGAAGGCTACGGATGGTCCCAGCGACAGTAACGCGCCGGGCGCGCAGGGTCGAAAGTTCGGCGTCTTTCTGGGCAATCTCGGCTTTCGCGGCATCATCGCGCTCCTGGTACTTTTTGAGTTCGGCCAGAAACAGCTGGCGGTCCTGCTCAAACTGCTGGCGGTCGGTTTCCAGTTGTTCCCGCGCACCCTCGACCCGGCCAATCTCTTTGCCCTTGTTGTAGATGGACAGGGCGATGCCCGCCAAGATGATGACAACCACCGCCGCGCCAATCAACTTGGCCTGTAAGGAGGTAAACATCAGACTACCCTCGCAAACGATTCGCCAGCCTTGGGGTCGAACTCGACATGGAGATGTTCATTGGTTTCACCGGGGGATTCCAAGACAACATCATAGCCCATCGGCTCCAGCGTGATATCCATGAAATTGTAGAATAAGTCGCGCTGTATCCCGGAAAGGTGTTTGGTGCGCAAATCCACCGCCTCGCACTGGCCGCTTGTGTTGTTGCGGGCATAATGTTTAGACTGGGCGGAGTGGCCGGAATCATCCAGGGACGTAATGACACAATCGAAGCCCCGCTGGGACAGCCAAGCCTGTGCCACGCCGCAGACAAGCGCCGTGTGGGCATTCAGTTGCTTGATAGCAACATGCGGTTTGTATCCGAGTGCCATTCCAATCCCATGGCCAGGCCGCGCTAGTGGGTAGTCAGCCCAGGCGGGAGCGCACTTTCGGGCGGAAGCCGCCACACCTGGCCATTTGCATTCTACCATTATGGTACTATATCACCAAGATGGAGTTGCTCATCACCATATTACTCGGCGCAGTCATCCTGGCGCTGCTCGCACTCTACGCAGAAAAAGCAGGGCCACAACCATGATGTCAAGGAAAGTGAAAAGTACCACAAGTGAGCGGGGACGCCTTGCCACTTCCGTTGCGTGGCGCGCCCGGCGGGATGCTGGCCGGCCCGCGATTCTGGGACTCCCGAACTTCGCGGCTACTTTGCGGCGTGCTATATATCAATGTGCAGCAACGCCATTGTGCATACATGGTGATAATGCAGCACGGGGAGGGGTGTGCATGAGGTATATCAATGAGTGATACACCACGCGCACGCGCAGTCAAGGGGCGCAAGGGCTTTCAGCCCGTGGCTATTGAGGAAAGACACCGTATAGCTGCGCGCAAGCTGGCCAATGGCGCGGCCATCATGCCCACAATGATAGAAGCCGGCTACTCGCCACATACTGCGGCGCATGGGGTAAATGGTATCAAGCGGTGCGGTCCACTGGCGCGGGCGGTCCAGGAACAGCTTATGTCTCAAAGTGATACAGTGGCACTACCGCCCGATCGGCAAGCCGTGTATATCCAGAATAAGCTGATGGAGAACGTAGCCCTCGGACGGGACCGGGCAGTGGGGTCTCTCACCACGCTAGCGCGCATCCGAAATATGCTCCAGCCCGAGGCTACTACCCTGGTACAGATCAACGTGGCTGCGCCCTCTGCTGCTGCTGGCCAATGGGATGATGGGGACAATGAGAAGGGGACGCCGTAGCGTCCCCGGTGTGAATCCCCGCTGTGGCCTAGTGAAGGCCGGGACAGAGCGGATCGCCTTGTTCCTGTATCATCCAGAACAGGGCACGCTGTAGGCAATGCATCCCGGCGCTCGACATCTTCATGCCGCCGATGTTCAAGCTGCACATGAAATGACGCATCCAGTGGACCGGGTGAGTTGCCGAGGGACAATTGAACGGGTTTTCCATGTATCCTCCTTGTAACTATGGCTATCCTAGTCCCACCCCCTACCCCCTGTCAAGGGAAAACCGCCCTCCGCTCCCATAAATCTTAGTAGATACCCTGCCAGCTGCTGCTGGCCAGTGGGATGACCAGGACAATAAAGAAGGCCCGCCGTAGCGGGCCTGTGGTGTGTCGGTGCGTTCTTATGCGCAGATGCAGGCTTCCCGCGCGCTCCGGTCATTCGCCTTAGTGCAGGCGGGAGAGTGGGACGGTTGGGCGGCGATGCGCTCGGCATCCGCTACCGTTTGCAGGTGTGGATTGCCTTCGCCATACCGCGCCATGTACTCCGCGCCGCGCCTTGTGCGGAACGGTCCGATAACCGCGTTATAGCTTACGCCGATTCCCTCGACTGGCGTGCGGGCAGAGCGGAACACTTCCCGCCCCGTGGTGTCTAACCCGACGTAGTACCTCATCTTCGCCATATATGTATCCTCCTTGACTGCTATCCTAGTCCTGCTCCCTGTAGCCTGTCAAGGGA